GGCTATGGATTCCGTCTGGATATGGATTCCGTCTGGATATGGATGCCGTATGGCTATGGATTCAGTCGTGGTTATGGATTCAGTCGTGATTATGGATTCCACCATGATTATGTTTTGATTCCGCTCCCGCCTGATTGTGGATTCCATAATAGCACAAATCGCTCATCCGGCCAAGTACGTTGATGCCGGATTCCGCCTCAATTGCCTTTACAGAAAGTTAACGATAATAGCACAAAACGCTCATCCACGCCGTAAACGATTCGGCGGGGCGCCGCTAACTGTATTGATTATCGGGTTGATTATCGGGTTGATTCCCAATTGTGAAGGGACTTGCCGTTTGTAAAGTAAATTGGTTTACAGGGGGCGCGCGAACTAACAACCTTTAATTTTCAACGGAAACGGCTTTCTCGTGCGACTTGGCATATTGCCGGTAAATTATGCGCCCGGGCCGACGAGCGCAGCGAGGAGGCCGTTTGCGTTGAATTTTACGGCATTCTAACATAACTCGAAAATTCGCGTCCTTGCGTCCGCTCTTTTCGAGTTAGCGGAGGATACAGCATTGATCGTAATTGAAGCGGAAACGATGCCGATAACGAATTTTAAACGGAGTAAACACATACTTTGACTGAATGTCCTCCGGGATGAGGCCGCAAGGCCGAATAAGCGGAGGACATGAAGTCTTTCATATGGTTTTACTCGATTGTTTTCTTCTTCTTTTCTTTTCCCCTTTACCCCTTATCTTATTATTATTTTTCATCCGGTAAAACTGTAGTTTTACTTTTTATTTTAAAACTTTTTATTACTTTAACAAATTTTTATTTTTAATTTTTCTGAGGGAAAAATAAAAATTTATTGAAAGCAATAAAAATACTGTCCGGATTATCAAAAAGAGTTACTCGGTAATTAAGGGGCTATAAGGGGGGACTATGGGCGGTCAATAAAAATAACATCCAAATTAATTTGTCTGTTATTTTATTCTTTTGCCCATCATCCCTTCTTATCCCCCCTATAGTCCCCCCTTTTCCTCCCTTCTTCCCTTCTTCCTTTAGGTTAAAAGTTAATGCGTTTATTTGCAATTTCGCGTAACCATGCTACATTAGTTTTTGTCCGAAAAATCAACTCAAATGCAGAGCGGCTATGAAAACTCAACCCGTAACAACTACTTTCCTTAATTGTGTCCTGCAAACGTTCGGCCTCGTATACGTAACCGATACATGTATACAAATACCTGGTTATGCCGCTCCGCAAACAGTATCCACATATCGCTTTTCTGATACTGCCGCATCAAATCCGGTTTCCGTTTCCGACATCCAGGACTATTTCACAAAAAACAACTGTTCAGCGACTATCATTCCATCCGACAATCCCGAATATTTCATATATGCGTCAACCCGGCGATTCCGCAAAAACCGACATAAAACCGTCAACCATAATATCCGTTTTGATGCATGCCGCCCGCCGCAATATCACGAAATAAACAAGACATTTCAATCTATAAAAGTTCTCAACATCGTAAAATACCGCATAACGGAACATCCATCCCGTTTCAACATAACCGGCATCCTTACGCACCTGGACGGTAAAATCCCGTTTACCGTCAACGTCTGCAAAACTAACCCTTTACAGCCGCGTGTCCATTGCGAAATTTCGCTCATAAAGACGAAAATTTACTTATCCGTTAGAAACATTTTACGTAAGCTGTTGAAATTCAACAACAAACACAAATTATCGTAAATTTTCGCAAAATTTTCGTTTTCTCCCTTGCAATAAGTTAATATCAGGTTATATTATATACTGTAACACAAAAACAACCAACAAGGGAGGAAACAGAATGGAAAAAGTCTATTGCAGTAAATGCGGAAAAGAGTGCAGACCGGAGGGATTCGCGACGGTCTACGGCGCCATACCGGAAACGGGGGACAAAATCTGTTATTCATGTTGCGGGAAACTGGATAAACAACAGCTTCTGAAAGCAAAGCCGGGTGATAAGTTTTGGTTTTATCTGGCCGGAGACAGCCAGCGCGGTTATTATGTATCCAACTGGCCCGGATCATTCAAAATCAGGGTTTACCCGCGCATGGGACGGCATAACTTTACAGGTGTTCGCTACGACTTTTGGTTTTATTTCGGAAACAATGCATTTCACGGCGTTCAGTACGGCAATAATACACAAATCGCGCATATCCGCTGCCTGAAAAATAAATAAATAAATAAAGATGGAGGAACAAAATGAAACTCAATCGCGAAATTTTTCACAGATTTTTCTATGATGTCGAATCGTTGAAAGTTCTCAATCCGAACTTTCAGCCGCATGGTACAGTTACCGAAATAAATGACGATGACGTAAACATTGTAAACACGGTGATTAAATATATGGAACGCGATCGTTATATCATCGGAAAGGCCGTGGCTGGTGATAGTGTACGATTTACAAATGAGAATGGTACTTATTATCATTATGCCATGATTGACAAAATTGATAATGAAGTTACGATTTGCGAATCACCATCCGCATTTGTGTTGTGCAATGGCAATGTGGCATTGTCCGGAGGACGTTTTAAATCTGTTAGCCCGAATAAACTTGTGTACATCGGCAAGACGGAAAGGACGTTTTGGACTTTTGGCCATTGCGGACCTTGTGCACATGGCAGTATTTACTTTAAAGCTTTTGTAAATGAATTTGAATGCCATTTCAATAACAAATAAAGGGATTAGTGATGAAAACCATCTTGTATTGGCTTAAATATGCCGCTATTCCGATTGCGTTTTGGACTACTGTAATCATTTGTGTAATTTGGTAATCAAACATAAGGAAACAAGCAATGAAATTCAATATTGATGTCAAGAAAAATGAAGTTGTAAACAAGTACGAAGCTGAACTTGCCGAACTCAAAGAAACTGAAACTGTGCTTAATGGACTTCCTGATGTGTTTGAAGAGTTCGAGTTCTTCTTCTACTCGCCTGAAAAAATGAATAAGAACGTGATGGGCGTTGTACATTTTTATTGTGATAATGTCAATAAGATTATCGATACTCTGAATAAGGTTACTGATTTGCTTCCCATTTGCTTGGTAAAAGATGGCTGTGTGTCGGCATATCCGCGCTGCTGTATAGATATGGATAAATACAGTAAATACAATTCAGATAATATCTATTGTAAAAAATTGAAAGTTCCCTATACGCTTGCGGCAGAAGGCTGCACCCGCCAAACACTTCCTGGTGTTACCATTAGATGTTTTTACAATATTAAAAATTATGGGATTGTGGCTGTATGGATATCCGTAAAGAGTAAAGAGTTAGAATCATTCGGTGTTTACTTTGATGCAACATATCGCACATTTAAAGGTGATATACTTGAAAGTACTGTCAGATTTAGTTATAATTTTACAGATGATAGAGTAAAAGAATTGTTTCCGAATATTGTTAAGTTTAAGGGTTACAATTCTTCCGGTACTCATCTGTTTTATTCGGAGGTTGAATAAATAATGAGTAAAACTATTCGAAAATGTAATAAGTATCGTTATTGCTATGCTATCCAAGTGAAGAGCAATGGTGTATGGGATGACCGTGTACACCATAACGATAGAAGATTCATGTACATGTTATACAATAAATTAAAAGATAAAGGTGCGTATACCGATATACGCATCGTACAGCGGAGGATTTTAAATGACGACCTATGATCTGAAAAGCTTACCTGCTGATACGATTGTCAAACTCCATAATACGGCTGGCGGTAATCGCATATACTGCATGGATGACGATAACGACTTTAGCCATGTTAATGATATCGTAACAGAGCATCTACGGGTAAAGCGTAATTCGGCATTATGGGAATTTGATTCCGCTATGCCATACGTTGTAATCGAGCATGGGGATGTAGTGAGCTACAACGAAAAAGCGATAAGAGACTACATAGACTATGACAGAATTATCGAATATATACTGTATTCGTAGAATAAGGCGCGGAGCCGCTTCTGAGACGACTTAGTATGTTCCTATATAGTTTACTGAGTTAGCTGCTAAGTCGTCCCATAAGGCTAAACTAAAGGTGTTTAACGGCTATGACAAATGAACAGTTACAGAACAGTATAAACGCGGTCAAGAATGTAGCGGCGTTTACGGCACTAATGCGGAGTTCTGCAATCGATGAACAGATTAAACTATCAGAATACCTTTGCGCTAAAATATTCATCAAGTCTCATACCCCGCGCAATCCAATCGATGATAGTACAGTACTATATCATCCAATCGAAGAAGAGATCGTAAAAGCGATTGCAAGCGGCATAGACGTTGATGATTTTGTAGCACAATTTGTAAGTATGGATATGCAATCGTCGGCATCTATGCTTCGCAGACGCTATCACAAGATCGCTCATCTGCTTTCGATTTACCAGGCGTATAGTCAACCCCCAATGCAAATCAATTTAGACGGTAAAATCTAGTCATGTGCATCGGCATTTATAATCACATCTTTTGGTTTCTCCTGCATGTTGAAAACTACCGTGATCTTTCCTCCGGTATGTGCATCGGCATTTGCGTCTCCGATATTGGCAACTTTTACAAGAGTGTTGATTGCATTAACCACGTCGGCAGGTTTGTTTTCTTCCTGATTTATGATGTTTTCGAGGCGTTTTGTGACACCTATAATCGTCGGCTTGTTGATTTCCCATTCTGCTGCTCTGAGAAATTTAATCCGTTCTCTTATCCTTTGTTTCATCATCATGCGGCGCATATTGTTGATGTCGATGTGACGAATTCCAGTGATTGGCGTCATGTACTCGCGGTATGCTGCGTAATACTCTTCCGTGGTATGTGCATCGGCATCTATAATCCAGTTAAGGAAATCTTCAACACGTTTATCCGCAATTGGGATTGCGGGATCGGCATCCTTGTCGTCAAGGCAGGCAGGGAGGCAGTCAAGTGCATCGGCATTTGTATCGATTACTTTTTCACCTGTATTTTCTCTGCGTTCAATTTGATTTTTAAGTTTAAAAGCCATCTGGAATCTCCTTTTTGTTTCAATATACCATGATACAGTAAAAATTACAAATAAAAGTTAAAAATTAATGCGCAATAGGGCTTGAAACTGTGACGCGTGAATGCTACATTAGTTAAAACCGGCGCAATAGACCTGGGAGTAACCATGCAGACTGTGTATGAAGTCATCGGCGTCATTGACGCGCACACATGTGTAATCGTCGGCATCTTCACTGACAGGATTGCAATGTGTGATAAGTTGCAGGAACAATTTTCGAAATGTTATTTGAAGTCAAACGGCAAGAGGATCGATATTATCCCTGTAAGCGTCGGCATCTGTATGCGTAATAGATTCTGTAAACTGTACAGTAAGGAATCAGGAAAAGAGTTGTACCGAATTTACGCGGTAACGTTAAACAAAGTGAATCCTGAGTTGCATGAAAGTTTCAAGTAAAAACGATTATTTATACTATCAAAGAGATGGTAAGCATTATCGGGTTCCGGCTTCCGATAAAAGCATAAATGCTTTATTGCGCAGGAATTATGACTGTTCCGATGTTCTTACTTTAGGCGGCAGATTGCGTATCCCTCTGTACCCATATCAGTATCAGGCGCTTTTACAGGCTAAGAATCATAATTGGAACATTCTGGATGCGGACAGCATGGGATTGGGAAAGACCCCTACGGCACTGGGGTGCATCGTTGCCTCGAATGCAAGGAAAGTGCTTATCGTGTGTCCAGCCGCGATTAAGTATCAGTGGAAACGGTATATTGAAAACTGGGTAACGAAGCCCGGAATCATGTATGTGTGCGAAGGGCAGAAGTTTGAATATGGTGACTGCCTGAGTGTGAAACACGCCAACTATGTAATCATAAATTATAACATATATGATTATTGGATAGACTTGTTTTGTAAATTGAAGTGGGATATGGTTGTGTACGATGAAGCACATCGGATCAAGAAGGTGAGTATACCATCGGCACCTGTAAGGTGCTCTGCCGCTGCTGATATGCTTGTGCCGCATGTTAAGTCGTGTATATGTTTAAGCGGTACTCCTTTGACAGATCGTACTGCCGACATATGGCATATTGTGAAACTTGTGAATCCAAACTTGTTTCGATCATACTTTCTGTTCCAGCAGCGGTATTGCGGGGGAGCATCCGGCGCATTTTCCAGCGAATCGAGAAGCGCCAATACGATAGAGCTGCATAATAAGCTGATCGATAGCGGCGTCATGATTCGCAGAACGAAAAAAGATGTGTATAAAGAGATACCGAGAGTGGATATCGACGTAGTTCCGTTTAATGTTCGTTCCGCTGCACTGGATACGCTGGAAAGGGAGGCCCGGCATCAGACATTGTGGATGAAGAAACAGATCGGTAAACAGCGTGGGGCCGCCATGTTTAAAGTTCGGCAGTCTTTTGAGAAATACTTACAGGAGGCGATACGATTAAAATTACCGTATATTGTAGAATGGCTTAAAGATTTCATGAATGAAACCGATGAAAAGATTGTGGTGGGCTGTATCCATAAAGGATTGTGTGGGAACGCTTTGTATCGTGAGTTTGAGAGGTCGTCTGTACTCATCAATGGGGATGCGTCGGCAAAACAAAAAGACAAACTCCTTACTGAGTTTAAAACCAACAAACAAAAAAGGATGCTGATATGTAACATACAATCTATGAAAGAAGGGGTAGATGGCCTTCAAAACGTGTGCAGCCACATGGCAATATGCGAACTTCCGTGGTCTCCCGCGGACATCGATCAGCTTATCGCCCGTCTAGATCGGAACGGGCAGAAAGAGCGTGTGAATGTTTCGTTCCTTGTGGTGTATGACAGCATCGACGAAATGCTTGTCCGTACTTTGGATAGAAAAAAGAAGATAACAACGGAAGTTCTTGACGGCAGAGCTCCGCATAGAAAAGAATTATTGGTAAACCTATTAACCGGAGGATGTTGAAATGAAAGATGATACGAAGCTTGTCATCGTGAATGTGTGCGCGATTGTATTGATTATTTGGGTGGCGGTACTAGGTGCTGTCGGGATCCATTATGCTCTTCCCGATCGGCAAAAGGAAGTCAAGTATGAAGAACCAGTAGTCGAAAACCCGAAAAGCAATGTAAACGTATGCGGGCACATCATAGGTGAAGAGTTTGTACCGAAACCGGAGTACAAACATAACTTGAAAGGAGACGCCTACATTTACTGGTATGATGCAGTTACTATGATTACGTTTCGTACTGTAAATGGAAGACTGAAATACGCATCCATTACTAAGCTATGCGCTGATGGTGCAGACTGCTACGCTGAGTATTCCGAGATGGGAGCGTATTATGTTAAGAGATACGATGCGAAACCTCAGAAGCAGCCTGATTCTCTTCTTACAGAGGACGGTGTATGTATCGATTTGAAGTGCAAAATTGTAGATGGTAAGTGGTTTCTTTCCGTAGTGATCGCTAAACTTGACAAGTAAAGGTGCAGTATGAATATCAGTAATATCAGTGTGTACAATCTCGAGAAAGCAATCGTTGCTAGCGGGTACCCCATGCTCACCGAATACGACCCTTGCAGGGTAATGGACGAAGTATCTGATGTAAAGGAATGGATCGAAACCTATTACAGCATGAAAGGTCAAGCCCCTAATAAGCATATTCAGAGAGCCCTTCGCCTGTGCCAAACTCATTCTAATTCCGGGCATTGTAACTTTCTGTCCGGCATCCTTGTGACGATGGATGTTACAGCCTCTAACGTGTGGTGGCTGCAATGTGGGAGGTACCACTTTATTCAAAATGTATCTTCTATGTCGAAAATGCACAAACTCAAGGCTATGAGAGCTGCCAAAGATGAATATATGTTTCATCCTAAAGTATCAACCGTGATACAGAATGAGTTTTTCGATGACGACGTATTTTCAGATGTGAACGATGACGAAGAACTTTCGTATTCGTGTCCTATGGGAATGCTGCTGACTGCACATATCTCTACAAATTATTTGCAGTTGCGAACGGTGTATGAGCAAAGAAAGAATCATAAACTCAGTGAGTGGAGGATGTTTTGTAATATGATCTCTACGTTACCGTTCGGCCCTGAATTTATTACGCAAAAATTTTAGTAACATGATAAACGGGATTGTACAGCTTCTGGAAGATAACCACATTCATTACAGGATTCGTAAAGAGTGGGTTAATGTGTGTTGTCCTTACTGCGGGGATAACGATTATCATTTAGGACTTACAGACGATGGGAAGGCAACATGTTTCCGGTGCGGAACTCACAACATAAATTCTGTAATCCATGAGTTGCTTCATTGCGGAGCATCGGAATCAAAATCGATTGTACGGAGGTACATATGCAGATCGAAAAGTGAGCGTAAGGATGATCCTGCCAAAGTATGTTCGTCGGCATTTGAGTTTAAAGTTCCTTCGTCGGGAAATATATTGAGAGCCAAATTTCCTTTCATGTACTTGAGAAGAAGATTTAAATGGATGTCGATAGATGAGTTTGTAAGCATGGTAAAGCGCTGCGGTATTACATACACGGATACCGAGTTTGTAATGCCGAAACCCGATGGCAACCTTACCGGAATGTTTGCAGAGAGGATCGTGTTTCCGTTGATCCATAATGGGATACCTGTATCTTATCAATGCAGGGATTACACGGACAGTTGCAAGGTAAAGTATATGACTGCTTATCCTGAGTATGAACGGATAATGCACAAAGATGTCTTGTATGGGGAAGATTACGTACCTTACAGTAAAGTAATTGTGTGTGAGGGAGTGTTTGACGCTCTCAGCATCGGCGCAGGGGCCGTACACACCTTCGGTGTCAAGTGGAGCAGAAGCCAGGCTGAATCTCTTTGTGCATACGATAAAGTGTATATCGCTTATGACAATGATAAAGCTGGAAAACTCGGTGCGGAGTCGCTGGCCAGTGCGATTAAGCATCGTGTAAAAGTGACGATCGTCAGGGTGTCGGCAAAAGATATAAATAGTTGCAGTCAATCAGAAATAGAAGATATCAAAGCACTTATACAATAAGGAGGAAGTATGCAGGGATCGGAAATATGGGCTGAAAGTTGGGGCGTACTGCCGGAAGTTCCTTTGTTTGAAGACAAAGTTACCGGAATCAAATATGATTTCAACTACGGATTTCGATGCTATTCTCCGAGCGACAGCGACGATATGGTCAACATTCATATCGAAACATCCGCAGGCGACGTGTTGTGTGACATACCCCTTGCCGCCGGATGCAAGTGGAGCTTTCCTTTTAAGTATTACATGGACTACACGGTTACGATAACCGGGAAGCATGGTGTATTCCGGGAGATGCTTGATCTTACTGATAAAACAGTTATGATTATGTGCAGCGTAAGGACGCTTGGAGATTCTCTTGCATGGTTGTCCGCCGTTCCTGCCTTTGAAAGAAAGCACAACTGTAAGTGTGTGTGCGTCGTGAATAACGATATCTATGAACTGCTTAAGGATTCAGAGCAGATCAAAGTAATTAAACTTGAGGATAAATGCAATTACACTCCATATGCTACATACTACTTGGGTTTGTTTTTCGATGAATCATACAGTAAATTTTGGCAACCGTATGATTTCAGGCTTGACGGCCTTCATGAACAGGCCAAAAACATTCTAGGAATCCGCAACGAAGAAACCAGGCACCTTGAGCTTAGAGACACAGGCACTAATCCATTTGCAGGTAAAAAGTATGTGTGCATCTCATACTCAGGTAGTAAAGCGAATAAGTTTTGGAATAATCCGATCGGATGGAAGAAGGTGGTCAAGTACTTGCATTCATTGCAGTATGCAGTTGTGTGCATCGACAAATCTGATATATGCGGGATTGCCCCCCTATACTACTACATGCCGAACGGCGTGATTGACATGACCGGAGACCTTCCTTTGCAGGCAAGAGTTGACGTACTTAAGGGCGCTGAGATGTTCATCGGCATGGCAAGTGGTCTTTCATGGCTTGCATGGTGCAGCGGAGTGCCAGTCGTTATGATTAGCGGTTTCAGTCTGCCGTATGCAGAATTTTACACAAAGTATCGTGTAATCAATACAATGTGTGAGTGCATCGGATGCTGGAATGACACGAGAATTCAGTTTTCTCGCCATGATTACATGTGGTGTCCGCGTATCGACGATAGGTTGAAGGCACTCAAAGTTTCAGATTCCGAAAGCGAAGCGGGGTATCAACGTCTTTCACAAAAACGTTTTATGTGTACACAAACCATTACACCCAATATGGTTATACAGAAAATCAATGAAGTTTTAGAGGATCAGCACCGGGAAAATTAAGGGCGGAAATTATTAATTTATGGGCTTGAAATAAGTTAAATTCATGTTATATTACATTATTAACTTATTTCAAGCATGGAGAAAACCAAATGTTTGACGTCCCTATTTTGTTTTTTGACTTGGAAACTACGGGGGTTGATCCTGAGGAAGACAGGATTGTGCAGTTTGCAGGTATCAGGACGACACCGAATCATGAGCCTGTCGAGTTTACCTTTAAGTGCAATCCTGAAATCGAAATTTCAGAAGGAGCAAGTAGAGTTCACGGCATCACGAATGAAGAAGCCAAGCAGTATGCTGCTTTCGATGCTTTTTCTGATAAACTTTACCGCATGGCACATGGTGCCATTTGGGCAGGATACAACAACTTCAAGTTCGATATCCCGATGTTTATGAATGAGTTTAAAAGACGCGGGCTTAAAGTTCCTGAGTGTGCCGGAGTGCTGGATGGTTATAAGCTTTTCACGCATTTTTACGGCCCGGCCGGGAAAGGAAAAAGAACGCTGAAAGCTGCACACGTGCATTACTGCGGTTACGAATTTGAAGATGCGCACGATGCCGTGGCTGACATCAAGGCTACGATCAATGTGTTTGAAAACATGATCATCGAACATGGAGATGACCTCAAAATGTTTCTTAAGGTGTCTGAGGCTACCCCGCTAAAGATCGATTTTAAAGGGATGTTCATTTTCGATCCGAAACGGAAAGTAGCCGTATTGGGGTACGGCAAATACAAGGGGGTTCCCCTCGCGGAAGTTCCGGTGTCTTACTTCAAGTGGATCATTGACACGGATGGATTCAATGCAGATACAAAGAAAATCGCAAGCGAAGCCTGTCGTGGAATTTTTCCTCAGTATCAAAAGCCGAAATTCAAACGGAATTTCTGATGTGTACAAAAGCTGTTTTATGCGAAATGCTGTACGAATTACAGTCGAATCGTCTTGAAGTTATTCTTGTACCTCAAGATGAACCTGTCAATGTGGGGGCTTGTATTCGTGTGGCGGTTGCATTTAATTGTCAGTGGTATAGGGAGCTGTGTGGTGCATTCGAATCGAACAGGAAGAGAAAATATAAAAAAATTTAAAACAAAAGTAAAACGTAAGCGTATAGAGCATATACTTTTACGTATGATATCAGGAATTAATGTAGGCGGTGTGTATGCCGAGTGGATCAGGGAATACGCCACCAAGATGCAGGAAGAATATGATAAGGGAGTAATGAGTTATGGGGCGCAATAAAATGATCGGAGAGCAGGAATTTAAAAGAATCCAAGAACTTAGAAAGGCCGGATGGTCGTATAGGGCGCTTGGTGAGAAGTTCGGAATCAGTGCCGTATCAGTTTACAAATATCTTTCTGGAAAAACGAAATTCGACAGCACGGAAGATGAGAACGCTTAATTTAGATTATGGAAATGAAGATTCAGAATTTAACGATGAAGAATCAGCGGCTTCCAAGATATTAAGCAGGATAAAGTCGTCTGTTCAAATGCCTTTACGTATGCCATATGGCAAAAAGATGAGAGCATTTGAGGTATATTTTTCAAAGTTTGATGAAGATACCATAAATCGCTTTATCAGTAAGCTTTCCAGTTCTGTATGGGTTAAGAATTCTCGGTTCTCGTTGGAGATGGTTGTGCGCGACGATATGGTTAATACGATATTTTTGGGTACTGCTGATCCGACGGTGTGCAGATATTACAGTATCGAAACTCTTACACTGAAACCTTTAAAATGAAATGCAACATCTGTGGTTCTACTTTAAAGCAGTACGTGCTTTTAGGGGTATCATCAGGTCAGCAGACTGAATTATGCCCGAAGTGCCAAGCTGCCTGTGTCGAAGAGGTACGCGCAGTAAACAAAGCTATGATTTCTAAGCACTTAGAATCGCAGCACGTTCCAATCAGATATCATGAAGCCAGATTACAGAAAGAACATCTCGCTTTCCCAAGCGGGAGGGAAGTACAGAATGGGGAGAAGGGTTTATATATTTTTGGCGATTCAGGTGTAGGAAAAACTTGGCTCCTTGTAGCTTGGATGAAGTATTATCTCAGTAAGGGGGCAGCGTGTACTTATGTTGACTGGTCTGATTTTATGGTTGACTTGAGAATGGATATTAAAACATACCAGTCAAAGAAAGCGTACATACTAAGATCAGACTGTGTATTTATAGATGACTTTGACAGTTCCAATTCGTACATGTATGATGTCATATACAATCTAATTAACAGTTTGTACAGTTGTGGGAAAGTGCTGTTTCTAACGAGCATCGATCTTCCGACACAGCCTAAAATTGCAATGAGACTTGGTGAGATTACATCTCAACTGCACGTCATAAGACAGTGAGTATACCTATATGGAACTTGAAGACGTATCGAATGAGTTTGAGAATAGAATTTGTTATCTATTAGCAACTTCTGACGCTTATATTGACGAAATATCATGCGTGTACCAAAGAGGATTGCTGTCTGGTAAATACTATTCTTTGTTTGCAAAGTTGTGTCTTGCTTACTATAAAAAGTTCAAGCAAGCCCCTAAAGACAAGTTAAATCGCTTTTTAGACAATGCTTCCGTGTTGAATAAGTTGTCGGCCGATGACAGGGCCGAATTAAAACTTATTGTAGAATCGTTTGCGAATGAAAAAGAGTGTACGGATATTGACTTTGAAATATCCGAAACCTTCAACTACTTTCAAGCAACTGCCATCAACCTCGTAAGCAAAGAAGCGCAGGAACTTACAAACGAGGGAAGAATAGAAGAAGCTAAGTCTCTTCTTGCCAAGTGCGAATCATTTGATCGGGGGAAGGTATCCGGAACCGACGTTTACGCTCTGTCTGATTCAGATATCGAATCTACGGTAAATGAAACGTATGAACAGATAATTACGCTTCCGGGAGCGCTCGGTAAAGTTATGAATAATACGCTGGTGCGGGGAGGATTCATAACATTTGTAGGAAGAATGAAGTCAGGAAAAACCTATAATATCATGGAGCTGTGCCGCTATGCGAGAAATCAGGGCAAGCGTGTGATTCTGTTTTCGGCAGGTGACATGACACAGAATCAGATGATTATGCGGGTGTGGCAGGCAGACGCGCGCACGACTTCAAATAAGTATTATCAAGATATGCAACGTATTCCATATCTTGACTGCAAAAGAAACCAAATGGGGATGTGCATGAACCGGGAAGGTTCCGGAAATCTGCTCAATGACTTTAAGGAAGTTGACCCGTACATCAAAGATGACAATAAGGAGTACAAGCCGTGTACGAAATGTGCAAATTCAAGCCAAGATAAAGAATCATACGATTTTGCAATTACGTATAGGAAAGTGAGACGCCCCATTCTCGATAGCGGCATGGTGAAGCGTCTGCGAGATAAGTGGCTAGCGTCAGGAAACAAAGGTGTTTTGCATATCGAACACGCCCCGTCAGGAACCCTTACCGTGGCAAAGAGAAGGGCTATCATCAGGAGCGTGTGTAAGAAATATGGATGGGATCACCCTGACGTAATCGCCTATGACTATGCAGGTATCCTTGCGCAGGAGAAGGGGGATGAGCGTGAAAGCACTCATTATATATGGCAAACGATGCGGGCTGAGGCAGACCCCGAGATGTTCGACTGTCTCGTCATAACTGCAATGCAGTCAAACAGCACATCATTTAATTTTGAGGATTTAACGATTCGGTCGTTCTCCTTGGATAAACGATGCTTTGACGAGGTATCGGCAGCCTTTGCAATAAACTGCACTCCGGAAGAGCGGAAAAACGGAATTACGAGAATTGCAGCCCTCCTAAAGCGCGAGCATCCGTTTGACGAATCCATGCAAGCCGAGTGTTACGGCTGCCTCGCACTCGGCACTCCATGGATATGCTCGAGGATCGTTTTTAGGGAGCCGCCCAAGCCTTTGCAGTTTAGCAAATAATTTTAACTTTTTAACTTTTAACTATTGCATTTGAAAATTCATGTGCTATTTTAACTGGTAAACCCAACTAACCAACAGGAGAAAACAGTAATGGCGAGTAACGAGCAACTGGCGGCGCTTAAGCGTTCTTTGAACAGCTTCAAGGGCAACTACACAAGGGCCCTCAAAAAGGCCGCAAACGAGAAGGAAATGGACAAAGTACGCGATACTTACCGCCCGCGAATTGAAGAGCTCGAAAAGAAAATTCAGGAGCTCGATCCGAGCAGGAAAAGGGTAAAGACGGCTTTTACGCTGAAAGGCATGTCGCGTAAAGATAAAGTTATTGCCGTATTTAAGGCGATCGCTAAGGAGTTCAATCTCGAAGACGGCGAGATCGATGGTGTCGTAACGAAAGATGAAGATTTCATTGTCGCTACAATTAAAGGCACTTATGATCAGATTCTCGAAACTGATTTCATCAATATCGAACCGGAACTTCGTAAGTTCATGGTTGAAGAGCTTGATTTCGTACCGTTCGATCAGCGCAAGCTTGCCGAAGAATCCGCAAGCAAGCGCCTTGCCAATGCGACGTATGAAGACTGCATTGCCGCTACTCTGTTTACAGCGTTTGATGGCAAGGTGGACGCTTCCGAGTGGAGAGCCAAAGCATGTTCAATGTATAAGGGCATCCATAAGTGCGTACCCAACCGTATTACGCGCACTTTTGACGCTATGGTGAAGCTGTTCACCCATCCGAATGTCCGTATCCTCATCAAGTGCGAAGATCATCCGGGTGACGAGGTTTACAACATCAATTTGAAAGCGAAGATTAACTGATGGCTACGACACTTAACAGAAAAACGTTTTACGAGGCCATTCAATGCCTCAAAGACAACGTTACGCCTTCTGAACTTGCGGAGGCGTCCACTTATGCGGTGTTCTGCAATAATCGTATTTGTTGCAGTAATGATTCCGTAGGCGTTAGCGTTCCTTTGGTTACGGATGTCAAGAACTGTGCGGTGGAATTGCAACTGCTGTATGACTTCATTCGTAAGATGAACGATAAAGAAGTCATTATCGGTATGTACAATGGGAATCTCAAGATCAAAGGCAAGAATTCCGTAGCCGAGTTTGCGGTGCGTGAAGATATCATTTATGATGAATCTCTTATTCACTTGAATGTGAATGACTTTAAGCGTCTCCCCGAGACGTTTGCGACTGCCTTGAACTTTACAGGATTCGCAACTGATGGCACGAAAGAAGCGTACAGCCGCTGCGTAATTCATGACGGAGCAATGTACGCCTTGTCCAATGTACGGGCGGCAAGATTCTTTATGGGAGAAGAAGCGAAAAGTCTATTTGACGGAATGACATTCATTTCTCCTGAGTGTATCGGTTTTGTAAACAAAATGTGTCCGAAGAGGTATTATATCTCTGACGGCTACGTGCATCTCTATGACGACGAAATGCGCATTTACAGTACAAGAACACGCTCAGATACAAACTTTCCGATCAACGGTGCGGATGAAGCCCTTGAACTGCCTTCGTCATCGGAATTCCGTTTTCCTCCTGATTTCGATCAGGTGCTTGACAGGTGCAATCCTTTCAGCGGAAAAGACGCCAAGGTCAAGAGGGTGACGATCGACATTGAAAAGGGAGTTCTTACCATCCTTGCCCGGCGGGAGGATGGGAGTACGTTCCGTGAACGGGTTGCGAATGTGCAATGCAAAGAGCACGTAAGATTCACCGTCCTGTTGAAACTGCTTTCCGACATGGTTAAGCTTGTCGAGGTGTTCAGAGTTGATTCAAGCAGGATCGTCGGAACGGCACCGATGTATACTTGCATGGCTTGTTTGTTTGAGGAATAAAAATGCTAGACCTTCCGCACATTGTACCGGAGTATGAAAACTCTAATTGCTCTGCTTGCAGACTAGATTGTGGTTCACGGCTGCAATTGGCAGGACATGGCCATAAGAAAATTCTGATTGTGTTCGACGCACAAGACGCAATTCAGCAGACTACAAAAACGTACTTTTGCGGAAGTCGTTATACTTATGTGCGTGATCTGCTGTATAAGTACGGCATCACGACAGACGATATATGGATGACTTCAACCATTCAGTGCTATTCTGAATACAAAGAAGAGCAACACGCCATCCACTGCAAGCCAAACCTCATCAAGACGATAAAGAGACTTAAGCCCGTACTCGTAATCGGTTTTGGTGAATTTACAGCTAAGATGCTGCTGTCTTACATCATTGAAGACGGTATTTTCCTTGACCGAGTTCACGGTTGGGTGCATCCTAATCGTGAACTTGGCTGTAACATGATGTTTACGTACACCCCCCATCCGGGTTCGGCAAAGTATAAGACGATCGAGGAGTTCATTATCGAGCGCGACGTACATATGGCTATTAAAAGCCTTGCCAAGCCGCCTGACACGTACACGCCGGAAAACAAGTGTGTACGTCTGCTTGAACCTAAAGAGGCCGCTATGTGGCTGCGAGACCGTATAGACGACAAAACAGAACGGTTTTCCGCTCTTGACTATGAGACTAACTGCCTTAAACCCTACAACACGGCTGCCACGCTGTACAGCTGTGCTGTATGTGAAGATTTCAATAACTCGTATGCCTTTAAGATGGATGACACAACGTATCCTCTTATGCGTGAATACTGGGCTACAAAGCATATCAAGAAGATAGCGCATAACAGCGCATTTGAGCGGACGTGGACTATCGCTAAGTTGAACGTGACGCCAAGGAGGTTGATCGTGGATACTATGTTGTTGGCTCATGTTCTCGACAACAGAGATGTAAAATGGCTGTCGATTAAGTTTCTCGGCCCTATGTTTACTGGATGTTCCGTGTGGAATGGCCACATCGAATCTTATTTGGAGCCGAGTAAACAGGATAAAAAGCTGTACGGGGAATATGCCCTGAACAGGGTTGCGTCAATACCGATCAGGCAACTTCTCACGTACAACGCAATCGACAGCCTTGTGGAGTTTCGTACATTTTTCAAACTATACGACATGCTTAAAAACTTTTACGGCACTTTCCCGATTGAAAGTGAGGATGAATAATGATTACGCCAACTACAATGGACGCTTTTAAGCTCGTGATGATGGGAGAAGAGGCCCTCACCCAGGTATCGGTTACCGGGTTTAAGATCGATCGAGACTATTACGAGAGACAGAAGCCAGTTATCCAGGAAGAAATCAAGCGTTTACGTTCTCAGGTACTCACTCAGTCGGAGATCGGGAGGTGCTGGCATGCGAGGTATGGGGCTAAGACCAATCTTGATTCAAACGAGCAGTTGAAGGCCGTACTTGAACACGATATCCATTTCGATAAATTCAAAATCACGGACAAGGGTGGCAAGTCGGCAGATGCTTCCGTCATTGAAAAACTGCCCTATGAGTTCAGTAACCCATTCAGCAGATACAAGCAGTTCGGCAAAATGTGGGGGAGCCTTATTACCCCCATCATGCTTGGTGCGGACATGAATGGGTTTGTGCATCCAAATATCAACCTTCACACTGTGAGAACTTACCGATCGTCATGCGATTCCCCTAACTTACAGCAGGTTCCGAAGCATAACAAGTTGATTAAAGAAATCGTAAGAAACGGGTTCATACCTAGAAGCCCCAATAGGATGCTTGCTGAAATCGACTTGCAGTCTGCTGAAGTAAGCGTTGGATGCTGTCTGCACCGTGATAAGCAGATGTTGCAGTTTCTTCACGACAAGACGATCGACATGCATACATTCGTTGAGAAAGAGTTTTATAAACTCAATGACAATGAACTGTGCAAAGAATTGCGATCTTCCGTAAAGGGGAGATTTGTGTTTGCTTCATTTTACGGGGCCGGTGCAGCTTCGATGGCTGCTTCGCTATGGGAATATATCGAAGAATCGAATTTCACACTTCCGACAGGCGAAAAGCTGAAAGACCATATGGCCAAGTTAGGCGTAGTCGACTATGACACCTGTCTCCAGCATACGGAAAGGGTATTCGATTGGTATTGGAATACTCTTTTTAAGGAGTACGGTGCATGGAAAGAAGCTATATGGGATTTGTACAAAAAACAGGGATACTTAGATTACCCAACCGGATTCCGTGTGGTTGCCGCGATGACAAAGACGCAGGCTATGAATACGATTATTCAGGGTTCTACATTTCACTTGCTTTTACTGACGCTTATTGAGTTGCAGAAGCGAATGACTCATTACAAGTTAGAATCAAAAATAGTATGCCAGATTCATGACAGTATCGTTTTGGACTTACTTCCGTCTGAGCAGCAGACTGTTTTTGATCTGTATCTTGACAGCCAGGCGGCGGTACGTAAGCGTTGGCCGTGGCTGCTGTATCCGATTACGGCAGATGCGGATATCAGCGAAGTAGGCGGTACATGGGCTCACATGACAAGTTACGGAGAAATTACACATGCAGCCTGACGAATATATATATGTATACTCACCGATGTACTATTCGGGATCAAAAAACAGACTTCTGTATTGGTTAATTCCGCTTTTCCCAAAAAACATATCAACGTTTTATGATTTGTTTTGCGGAGGGCTATCGGTTTCTGTAAATGTACACGCAGCTAATTACGTTGCATCTGATGTTTCTCCATTTATAATCAACCTGTACAGAGCAATGCAAGAAGCTGGTTCTGTTGGGTTTATGAATAAAGTTGATTCTTATATAAAAGAATACCATATTGACGATTGCACATATGAATCGTTTTACGCATTGCGTGATGTATATAATTCCAAATCAAATAAATACAATTTACCGGAAATGTTATTTACGCTTGTGTGCTACGCCTACAACAGCGTATTAAGATTTAACTCACACGATGAGTACAACATAGCTCCAGGAAGGGGAGCTACACGACTTTCCCAACCTCGTAGAGCTAATATCTATAAATTTATTGATGCTATCTCTGATAGGGATATTGTATTTTTGTGTGAAAGCTATGCATCAGCCCTGTGTTTAGATGACTTGGATTCTGACGCATTTGTGTATTGTGATCCCCCATATATTGTCAGTGCGGCAGAATACAACACAAGGTGGAAATGGATGCATGAATACGCCCTATACGCTTTTTTAGATAATGTGCATTCGAAAGGCATAAAGTTTGGGCTTTCGAACGCCATACGTATGGGAAACAAGTATAATCATGTACTCGATAACTGGTCGAAAAAGTATACCGTACATAATTGTACAAAAGTAATCTATCACGGGAGCCAGTCAAGTAGGCAACATAAAAATGCAGTTACGGAAGAAGTCTATGTCTGTAATTACTAAACCAACTGAAAGGGAATAATATGTCACTGTATTTGAAGTATCGCCCGAAAACGTTTGATGAGATTGTCGGGCAGCCGGACGCAGTAAAGCTCATGAAGGCGATTGTTGCTCAGAATCCCGAAGACCGCCCGAAAGTATTTCTCTTTGGCGGGGCTTCCGGCTGCGGCAAGACTACCCTCGCTACTGTATTTGCGAGGGCGATTGGGTGTGATCCTAACCACTCAAACTTTACGGTTATGGATGCGTCAAAAGACCGCAGCATTGACAGAATCAGGGAACTGTGTGACATGATGGGTACGCGGCCGATCGGTAAGGAAGCGCAGGCGCGTATCTTCCTTCTTGACGAATGTTTTGAGTACCATACACCGATTACATGTGTTGATGACAACGGTGAGTTGTTCACCATGCGCATTGGAGATTTGGTGCGTAAAAAATACAAGACAAAGGTTTTGTCTGTAAACAAGCATGGAATGCTTGAACCGAAAGAGATTACAGGATGGTTTGAGAATAGCAATAAACCGGTAAAGACTTACCACTTTAAGAAAGACGGTAATCCAAAATATGGGAAAAAGGAATATAAAGTAACGTGCTCTGATAACCATAGACTCTTTAGACCGGATGGATCAGAAGTTAAAGTGGCTGATCTTGTTAACGGAGACATGGTGAGAGTAGTTGATCTCCTGCTCCCTAAGGATGTTGCGGTAATTACCGCAACATATACCGGGTGCTCTGAGGCAGAGGAATGGCAGCTCGCCCACAAGCACTTGTATGATATCGAAGTTAAAGATAATCATAACTACATCGCTGGTGGGGTTGTGGCACATAATTGTCACCAATTGTTGAAGCCCGCCCAGGAAGCGCTTCTTAAGAAATGTGAGGATACCCCTCCGCAGACGATTATCATTTTTGCAACTACGGAGCCTGACGCTTTGGGCAAGGCTCTGAGGAGCAGATGTAAGATTATTACGATTAACCCAATGTCAAATAAGGCTATTTACGATAATCTTAACCGGGTTATCAAGGCGGAGGGTATCAAAATTGATGACAAAGACGTTATTAAGATCGCAAGAGCTTCTGACGGAAATACGCGTGTGTCATTACAAATTCTTGAAAACTATATGCTTAACGGCATGAATGCTGACAATGCAATTTCGATGTGCGGAGGCATGGGTGAGGAGCTGAAAGTTGACACGATCGAAATCTGCCGGATCATTGTCGGTAAGAAGCAGAATGAATGGGAAAAAGTAGCCGCTTTTTGCGCAAAGTACAAAGGACAGGGAGAATCTGCCCGTCAAGCTATTTTAGGTTATTTGCGCTCTTGTATTTTGAAAAGCACAACCATGAAAGATCGGATGCGGTTTGCTACCCTGATTGAAGTGTTTTCTGTCCCGCACTATGACTGCTCAGACGCTGCACTTCCTATGCAGATTGCATTTGCTCTTGAAGTGTGATATGGATCAATTCAACTACGTGTACACATCAAGAAGTGTAGCTGATGTAGTCGGCAACCTCATCGCACAGATTATCTATGATGCTATATACAATTCACATTCAGACATCGATGATATAAAGAGATCGGTAAACGCTTCTTTACAACTCAATCAGGAAGTATTGGAATCGCTATATTATGTCAAAGAAAACAGATATAAGCGCACTTTACATGTCGGTAAAAGAGTTGAACATTTTATTGCTGGAGCATCGTATAAACCTTGTTGTAGATTTTATACACGAAACTGCTTGCGACGTTTTAGATGACTTGGGCGTGCTGAAACGGATAAACGAGTATGATTATAACGTGTGTAAGAAATTCAGTTATGCTAAGTGGCGTGCAACTGTAAAAGCCAACACGGCACAGTACTTGCCCATGCTGCCACATCATCTGTATGCTATGTTTTTAGTGTGTAGAAAAATGACCATTGAAGATAAAATTATAGTTATCGAAAATTTTGAACAGACAAGGATATGGAAAAATGTCTATTGAAGTAAAGATTGTGCATTTTATCAAGGGCATCACTGCATCAAATAAGCGGAATGACAAGAGAAACTTCCTGAGTGCGTTTTCGCGTGATGAAGATATCAAGTCGTTTCTCTCGTACATGTATAATCCATACACTACATTTGGAATCACGGGAAGTCAGGCAATGATGCATAACTGTTCAGATTGCAAATGCACTGATATCTTTATGTTGTTTAGGATGCTTGCAGAGCGCAAGCTTACTGGAAATAATGCGCTGTCTGCCGTAAAGTATTATATCGAAACTGCGGCATCCGCAGTTGTCGCATTTCAGCCCGAATATGATCTGACCTCTATTCGAAGTATCTTTGTGGATATCTTTAATCGCAATTTGAAAATCGGGATCGACAGTACGACTATCAATGAAGTGCTTACCGGCCTGATTCCTGAATTTAAGGTGGCCCTTGCATTCGATATCAATAAAAACGAAAAGTACAGAGACAGGATTGCCAAAGAAGAATACCTTATTTTGCGTAAACTTGATGGCGTCCGTTGCATCACTATCATTAAGGATCATGACATAAGATTTTTCTCAAGAATCGGTAACGAGTTTACTTCACTCGGCACTCTCAAGCGTGAGTTACAGAACTTTGCCAATTTCCACAGAGACTGCGTACTCGATGGCGAACTGTGCGTAATTGATGACGAGGGAAGAGAAAACTTTAAAGAAGCGGTGTCGCAGATCAAGCGCAAAAATTATGATATGGAAAATGCGCACTATAAAGTCTTCGACTACCTGACTTACCCGGAGTTTATGGGGTGTGTTGAAAGCCCGAAGTATGAAGATAGACTGAACTTCATCAGGAAAAGATTCGAGGGCCTGTCTCCGTCCGTAAGCGTAGTCGGCGCAGTACGATATACTCCGTATAACTTTACGAAAGCACAGTGCATTGTTGAAAAAAGAGGGTATGAAGGCCTGATTCTCAGGGCGAATCAGCCTTACCAGGCGGGGCGCACTTCCGATCTTTTGAAGGTCAAAAAGTTTGTGAGTGCGGAATACGTCATTGAAGATACGATTGCAACTGAAATGAACATGATGGACATGAATGGGCGCATGGTGCCTGTAAAATGTTTGGGGGCCTTTGTGATTCGCCACAAGGGTAATCCGGTATCAGTCGGCAGCGGGTTTACGGCCGAGCAGCGTATCGAGTTTTTGAAAAATGAAGAGAAGTACGTCGGAAGAACAATTACGGTTAAATATTTTGAAGAGACAACGGACGCGCATGGCGCTGCCAGTTTGCGCTTCCCCATTTTCGTCGGTTTCCGAGATACATTAATTTAGTAATTTTCCGTTTAGGGTACTTGTAAAGTTAAAAACGACTGCTATATTAAGTTAAACCACAACCAACACAAGGAGGCGGCAATGTCGAGTATTTGCACAAAAGAAGACTACGTACACTATACAGAAGAGTACGTAAATGCGCTTGGGAAGAGCATGAAAGCAGCAGCCGAGTATGAGCTTGCTAAGCACAAAACACGCTTGAAACTCTACGGAAAGAAAGCAGCCGGAGAGAAGTACACGGAAGAGCAGATCAGAACGATGTCCATTGTGGAAAATGAGACGCTGTACATAGAGTCTATGGACGCTTCTTTTCGATTGGAAAAAGCACGTTCCGTGCTTGAATGTATGAAAGATATCTACAACAAGGAGGACAAATAATGGGTAACGCGCAAACTTTTCTTGAAAGGCTGAGAGCCGAACGTGAACGGCGTCTTGCAAAAAACAAAGAAGCGGTCAGCGGAGAATCTCGGGAATTTCTCCTCACCGAAAATCTTCCGGAAGGGAATAAACTGTGGTGGCCTTCCGAAGATACGGAAGTCACGATGCACATTCTCCCCTTTATGGTGGGGAAGAAAGACAATATTGCGGAAGAGGAAGTCGGGCATTTCGCTATTGTGCGGAAAGTGAAAATCCATTTCCTCCCGAATCGGGCGGTAAAGGTGTGTCCGGAAACGTATGGGCATACTTGCCCGCTGTGTGAAAAGTATCGCTCGTATGCCAAAGACGAGCGTAGCAAGAAGGGCAGCCCGGCCACGAAGTACAAGGCAAAGGAACTCGCCCTTTTCAACGCGCTTTTCAAAGTTCCGGGCAAGGACGGAAAGAATCGTCTTGAGGTTCGGGTTGTGCGCGGAGGTGCTTTCGCCGGGTGGGAAAGCATCATGAAGGAGATCAAGGGCGAAGCTGCCATTAAGGCAAATGCACCTTATGCAGACAAGATTTACATGTTTGACGATCTTGTCGATGGATACTGGATGAATATCCGGTGTAATAAGGCTTCCATTGCTGGCGGGAGCGGCACTGGAGATGCATCGTTCATGCAGTTTACCCGCGTGAATCTTCTGTGGAAAGAGAAATCTTCTCCGATCCCCGAAGCCGTCATTCCCCGCATTGCGGATATCGACATGCTCATCCCTCCCCCGGCTACGGCCGATGAACTTCGGTCGGCCTTTGATATGAAGGATGCCAGCGCCACGGAAGCGGAGGAAGAGGAGTTCGAAAGTCTTGAACTTTCGAACGAGACGCTTGATGAGATTGACTGCGGCCCCAAAAAGAAGCCGGAGCAGGAACCGGAAGCCGAAGAAATCGACGATCTCGAAGAGATGGAGGAAGAAGTGAAGGGAGAGGTTGAAGAGGAGCCCGAGCCCGAGCCCGAGCCCGAGCCGGAGCCGAAAAAGAAAGCGGAAGTCAAGCGCAAACCCGCCAAGAAGGTGGAGCCGGAACCCGAGCCGGAGCCGGAGCCGGAAGTCGAAGAAGCCAAATCCGAAGATTCGGAAGAATCTGATGATAGTGACCCCTTTGGCGATGACGAGTTTGATTTGTAATCAATAACTTATAGGGGAGGTGTTCCCTCCCCTATTGAGGTTTGAGAATGGAGATCGGCTACAAACGTACGGTCAGAGTAAGAGCTTACGAATGTATTACGATGGAAGTCACCGCAGAGGTTGACGAATTCGATTTTACAGAGCTTAAGCAGAAACTCGACAAAGAGATCGAAGAACATGCCGCATACTTAAAGGCAAAGGGAAGCGGCGTGTGTGACGATGACGAAGAACATGCTATTTACGAAGAATGAAAAGACACAGAAAAGAGGTAGACGATATCTACCACGTTGAACTTGATCTCAATCAAGTTAATCCCTCTATGACAGTGGATGACTTGAGGGAGGTTGCACTTCGTAATAACGTGTACCTAAAGTATAAGCGGGATTCTGGGCTTACCGAAGAGGCTTGGGTGAGGGCGCTTTCCATCAAAAGTGACAGGGAGCGCGCGTACTCGAACCTCACAACTATGGTTCCGAATACCATACTTAACAAAGCGCGTGTCGTATCGCTTTCGGCCAAAAAACTTGTTTCTACATTACATAACAGAGGATTATAAACATGAAGAAAATCGAAGCCCCTGAAAACGCGGCAAAACTGCTCGTTGATGTTCGTGGTATTCTTTATGGTGCCTTCTTTTGGGCGCGAAAAAGTTACGACATGGAGAACACGAAAGAATTTCACGGAGCTATTCTATATAGATTCTTTCAGAAGTTGAAGTATGCGCATTACTATGCGAATACGAATCGCATTTATTTCTGCCTCGATTCAAAAGAATCGAAACGCAAGGAACTTTACCCTGAGTACAAAGCAAATCGTATCAAAAATGAAGACCTGATTGCCTGTTTTCCGTTTTTTGAAAAAATACAGACTACCATTCTCCCAAAAATGGGATTCAATAATGTGGTTCGGTATGAAGGGCTTGAAGCTGATGACATTATCGCTTCTATCTGCATCAATGAAAAGAAGCTTCCTGTTGTAATTTACTCTGAGGATGCTGATTTGTATCAGTGTCTCAAAGGTAATGTTACGATTCTCAGCCCGAGCCGTTCATCCGATAAATTTCCGTCTTTGATGACGGTATCGAAATTTCAGAAAATCTTTGGTCTCGACCCGTCCATGTGGGTTGAAGTGAAAGCTATTGCAGGGTGTACGACAGACAACGTTAAACTCTTGAAGGGGATCGGTGAAACTACCGCTATCAGGTACCTGAAAGGCGAGCTCAAGAGCGGCATGAAAAAGGCCCTGATCGATGTCAGTCCTGATGTTATCGCTTTTACAAGAAAGCTCGTTGAGTTGCCGTTCGGTGGCGAAGTTCTTGATATCAAGTATAAGCCCGATGACTTCAACAAGGAATACTTTGCAAAAGTGCTTCAGGAGTATGGCTTGTATTCTATGTCCACCGACTCTTTTTGGAACGATTTCTTTGGGTGGGGTGCATAATGGTTTTTATCGGGATTGATCCGGGAAAAACAGGAAGCATTACCGTGCTGGATGAGAAGGAAGGTACGGTAAACATCACATCAATGCCTAAAACGATTGCAGAAATGCAAGACGTGTTTGATTCTATTTGCAGTAATCGGAATATGAATGAACTCTATGCCGTACTGGAACAGGTTCATTCTATGCCGGGGCAGGGGGTTGCTTCATGCTTTACGTTCGGTAAAGCCTATGGGTGGCTTCAAGCCATGCTTGCCGCACATCATATCAAGACGATCGAGATTACCCCCCAAAAATGGATGAAACTGATTGGTGCCTTGCCGAAAGACAAGCACGCACGCAAAGTCGCAATTCAGGATTGGGTACAAAAACGGATCGGCAGGGCCTGCGGTCTTGGGGTTGCCGATGGGGTTGCGCTTGCTATTCTGTGTAAAGAAATTTGGAGGTTAAAATGAACTACGTTCCTAAACTTGGAAGATACATTGCAGAGCACGATATCGACCTTCGTCACATTGCAAAGCGTTTGCATATTTCGCTGACTGCGGCGCGGCGCTATGCCTATGAAACAGGCACAACACGGATGATTGCTGCTATGGCTTGGGCTTATGCGCTGAATTGCACGCCTGAGGATTTGCTCGAAACAAAAGAAACTGGTGATGCGTTGAAGTGGAAAGACAAGAAATAAAATCCATCGAGCTTGTCAACATCCAAAAGCACAAGCACATCACATTGTCGCTTTCCGGCATCAATGTATTAGTCGGAGAGACGGAAAGCGGCAAAACGTCAATTTTACGCGGTATTCTGTGGAATATCCTCAACAATACGTCTGGCGAAAAGCTCCTCAATAATGACGGGGCAAAAGCTTGTTCCGTCACCATTACATGCGGTGACGATGTAGTGTCTCGAAACTGGAGTAAAACGGAAAACACTTACACGTTAAACGGCAAGAAGTTTTCCGCTATCAGAACGTCTGTTCCGGATGAAGTAAGTAAGCTATATGCCGTCGATTCCGTAAACATACAGCGTAGACGCGACGTGCCGTTTATGGTGTACTATAAGGACACGGAGTGTGCTAAGCAGTTTGGGGATATGCTGGATGTATCGGAAATCGATCGAACGATCGGGGCCAGTAATGCACATGTACGCGAGCTCAAGACGGAATGTGACGCTCTGAGCGCGGCGGTATCGAGTGGTGAAAAGGAGCTTGAAGAACTTTCGTTTGTTGATGAGGCTGCTGAATCGTTTTCTGCAATCAAAGAATTAGTATTGGCTGCTGATTCTGAGGAAAGAAAACAGGAACGTTTGGGAGTTCTATCCGATAAACTTACACAAGCCGCCGAGTACACAAACAAGTACATCGCGCTTGGGGACGCACTTAAACAGTTTACTGCACTCGACAAGTTCAGCGAAGATACCACGCATATTCAGGATAAGTTGGAAGCTTACACACTTCTACATACTTCTCTGTTGAGTGCGGCAAAATCGCTTGATAAGTACAGTAAGTATCTTGAGGCCTCACGCACCCTCACGCACCTTAATGATGACGCGTCTGCGCTTAGAGAAATCAGTATACAGGGCAGGAAACTTTCTGATCTGAGAAAGGAGTTTGCATCTTTAGATTGCTCTAAATTTGAAAATTTAGATGAAGCCGTCAAACAACTGAATCAGATCACCAACTCTGCCGAGGAGATCGGTGCTATTGAAAATAAGGTTCATTCTTTATTTTTACTTTCAACGGACTACGTACAGGCGCAGACAGACAAAACGAAAAAAGAAGATCGGTACAGTGCTCTTCAACGGAAATTCAAGTCAGAAATGCCGAAAGTATGCCCGCTGTGTAATCAACCGATAGAGGTGCATGAATGAAAATACTTGCCATAGCGGATATGCACTTGACGGAGCACAGGCCGGTATGCCGCTCTGAGAATGAGAACTGGATTCAAGTGATTGAAGAAAAATTCTGGCAAATCAGGGATATGGCAGAAGGATTCTGCGCAGATCAAATCGTCATAGCCGGTGACGTCTTTGACGTTCCGGCAAGAAATACAAACTGGTTCATGTGTAAGTGCATTACATGGTTTGATATGCTGAAAACCGTTTGCCCGGTGAATGCGATTCCCGGAAATCATGATTTGATTATGGGAGATCAGGACAGCATTTACAGTACAAGCTTCGGCATACTCGAACAGGCAGGATGCATCTCTATCCCTGAGAATTTAGGGATTATCCCTTACGGAGAAACTAGAATTCAAGGGGAAACTAAGGCAGTTATTGCCCATCAGGGATTGTGGCTGAAAGAAAAACCGTTTGAAGGGGCTTCTGACAGCGGAAATGTGCATACTTGGGTGAAAGAGCATTTGCCGGGAGAGTGCAGACTTCTGATTACGGGCCATTTTCACGTCCCGTTCTGCTGCAAGTCTGGAAATACTGCGGTTATTAATTGCGGAAGCATGTTCCGTTTAAGGGCCGATCAGGTCGACTACCAGCCCGGAATGTGGTTGATTGATTACGATCAAAAGTCAGATTCCGTAAAAGTAAAACGAATGCCGTTTATCCTCACAAGCCAAATCAGGAGAGATTACATTGAAGAAGAGACAGAAGAAAAAAAGAGACTTGAATCTCTTGTTGGTTCTGTTGAAGGAGACTTTGAATTGTCGCTCAATTTCAAAGATAACTTTTACAACCTCATGTCTGAAATTGACAATCGAGAAGAAATAGTAAAAGAGTTTGAAAGGTGTTCTAAATGAATGTAGCGGAAGAACTTTGTGATCTCAAACGTGCGCTGGAAGTCGCAAAAGAGAATCGTGACCGTGCTCAAGGGAAACTTGAAGTGCTGCACAAGCAGCTTGAAGAGTATGGATTCACTTCCATTGAAGAACTTCAAAACGCCATCTCTGAGTTGAAATTGTCATACGAAAAGAAGAAAGTTGAGATTCAGGAGAAGATCGATGACTTTAAAAGAAAGTATGGAGACATGCTCGACGCTTGAGCAGTCACTACAAAATAAGATTGCATATAAAAATGTAATCATTAAACAGTTGGATGCCAAGAAAGCTCAATACTCTAAACGGAAACATGAACTGGAAATTGCGACAAGCACCCAAGCGCTGATTCAGGAAGCCGCACAACTTACACTATCCAGCATTTCGGTCAAGATAGACACCATCGTAACTAAGGTTATTCAGACGGTGTTTTCTAAGCCATATAAATTCCATTTGGAGTTCAGAATCCTGTATGGGAAACTCGCTACGGATATGTATCTTGAAAGGGACGGCAAGCGCTATGATCCGAAATCAGATAATGGTGACGGTATGGTTGATATCGTGGCGCTGGCACTGAGAGTTGCAGTGATCTGCTTGGATAAGCGAAATCTAAGAAGGATTCTCATTCTCGATGAGCCTTGTGGAGCACTCTCCGTAAACTTTCAAGAATATCTAGGGAAGATGTTGGAGTATTTCAGAGAAAAATTGAACTTTCAAATTTTTATGATTGCGGCACATGGTTCAAATTTGAATATTGAATCCGCAAAATACTTTGATGTTCAAAACTTCATTGAGAATGGAGAATACTAATAAAGGGGGCCATTTGGCCCCCTTTATCATTACACTCCGGTGACAAAGAACTTACGTGTAAACTTATCGTAAGTAATCACGTAAGTCACGTCAGCGGTCAGAGAAGTAGCGGTAAGCTGCGCACCCGTAACTCCCGAATACAGCGGAGCGGAAGAACCGCAACACGTAACGAGAAACACGAGGTTCGATGCCGTAGGGCTGACGATCGGGATATTAACCCGGAAGAGCTCATTCCGGTACAGATTGCACATCTTAGCATTGATTTCAACGTTCATAGATGTACCGGAAACGGAAACCGAAGCCTTGTACACCCAATTACCGTTGCAGTCTCGATACTCATTTCCTTATTTAGTAGTTGTTCAGTCACATACAGAGTGAATCCACTTAATTACTTCCTGTGTATCAAACGGTTTAATGCCGTCTGCGTCAATGTACGCAATCGGCCGTTTCCGATAATAGGTAAACGGAAATTTGTTGTGCAAGTGCAAAACCCTTCCCGGGTACATTGCCGCGGCCATACAGAGGGTTCCGGAGTTTACCCCGATGAATGCTTGGCATTGCTGTAAAACGCCTGTAAACGCTGTTACAGACGGTTCTACACCGCGCGTAGAGCAGTTTACAAAGTCATACGGTTCATTCTTGACATTATACTGCATGTGCCGGAAATACACTTCGATCGGAACTTTACCGCAGGATTGAATAGCCTGCCACACTTGTTTAGCAACGTGGTACGGAATATTATAATTTGAGTTGCTGTTGCACATAAAAGATACCCCGATAAACGGAGACTGTACTTTAGGCGGTTGCCATGTGAAATCCAAACTCAAATCAAAATCAATTCCAAGCTCATGCATGCAGCAGCACTCCGGTTTGGAATACTTTTGAAATCTATAATCAGTTGGAGTTTCGTGAAATACGATTACAAATACATAGTCATAGTATGACTGCTCTTTTGGCTGCGGAAAGATATCAGTTCTTCCTTCAGCCCATTCAACTGCAATTTCACTCTGTGGGTACTGGTTTTGAAGCCGCAAAAGGAGCGGCATAAACATGACATCATCCCCCAACCCATGAGGGAAATACAAGAGAGCTTTGCAGCCCTCTTTCAAATAATCAGCCACTTTCTTTTTGCTGAAATCTCTAATTATAATCATGTTACCGCTGTTTAATAAACAAATGAAATTGCATTGAAGATATACGGCTCATATGGATCAGCGAAAATCCTGCTTGATTTGCCAAGTATGCGAGGGTTTCTTTTGCGTAAAGCATGACACGACCAGCTCTCGGACACGTGTAGTAATTTTCACTCACTTTCTCCATCTCATCCGTCACATCTGTACTGACAAGAAGAGCACCGCCCAAATACAGCATGGCACTGAACTTTTTGAATGTCTCTACGATATCATAGTCATGTTCAATGACTTCTGTGCAGGTTACGAGATCATACTTGTCTCGCAGAACTTCCGGATCAGGGCGGTAGTAGGGATCATGCCCGTAGATATGCTTGAAACCTTCTTTGTTAAGCTTATCCACCCAAAATCCACGACCACATCCATAGTCAAGGATGTATGCATTAGATTTCAAATAATTTTGAAATTCATCATGCATTAAGCGATACATAGCGCTGGGTCTGTTACCGTTGGCATTCATGATATCGCTGTCGTAGCTTACATATCTGTCATTGTAAACCTTGGCAAGGAAATCATCGCTTGTCCAATTACGTTGTGTTTTCGAGTAGTAAAGTTTACATACTCCACAGTGATGGTATTCTACGTCAGGGTCAGCGTTTGATCCGTCAAAGTTTGGTTTTCCGTTCCTGAAAGGAACTTTAAACGCAAACTCAGTCAAAGACCCACAGATGGGACAGGTATCGATGTTAGTTTTCATCATTTCCCGTTATCTAATTTGTGTTCAATATGTACAAGAGAAGATCGGAATTCCCCGCACCTGTCTTTGCAGTCAGAGCGCAATACATAATCTTCTCTTGTCTCATGTAGCAAATCTGAGATTTCCTTAACGGTGGACGTTAATTCTTTGAGATTGGGACGGTATACAAATGCGGCAATTCCCCAAACCGCCCCGACGATACCAACAATATACGATATAGTTTCATACATCAAGCGCGCCCTCCGTTTTGTTTTTAATATAACGCGTTTGGGTACAAAATGCAAACTTATATGTGTATCTTACTGCGCTTTTGTGCCATTTTCCTGCGGTTTAGAAGCATCATCTTCTTTTACGGGGACGACTGTACTGTTCTCAGCTTCGGGCTTGGTAGTCAAGCGGTATTGCCAGTACAGTTTCATGACCTCGACATACGCTTTTGCCATCTCAGGGTTTTTGTCCGCGAGGTCAACCAGATAGCCGGTGATCTGCGGGCCAACTTCCCTACGCAGGCGTTTCACGCCTTTAATGTTTCCGGTGCGGTTGTCAACGGAAACGCCGTTGTCAGCGTCGATTTCGACCTCCCAACTGGCGTTCTCCCGGCTGACGTCGACGACGTTCAAGCCGTCCGTATAGCTGGCATTAGCCGTTGCGTTCTGCGGATCAATCCCGAGATTGACACGGGTTCCGAGCGTGAAGGCTCCCGTGTTGTGGCTGCATCCCGGCAGCAGCAGCGTAGCGGCGATGACTGCGAGGGCGATAAGGATTGTCTGTTTCATGGTTTCCGGTCTCCTTTATTCAATGATTGCGGCTAAAAACGCCGCAATTGCCACGATGGTGGTCGCACACTTTGTACAACACTTTATGTTTATCGATCTTGTTAATTTTCCGGATCATTTGGTTCTGCCCCTTTTCGATGTGTTTCAGCACCCACAGCAGCCCGAGCAAAATCGGACCTACGATCGCGATGATCTTTCCTATGGCTTCAAGATGCTCCATTGGCTGCCTCCCTGTATTTCCACGCCCAGCCGCCGAATTCGCGCAGGATCGCGTGAAACTTCCGCATCTGTTTGCGGACCCAGTAGCGGCGCGGGTCGTACCAGCCGTAGCGGTAATTCGCCAGCTTCAGGCCGTTTTCAAGCATCTCGTCGTCAGCGTCCTTGCGTTCCGCTTCCGTACCGCCGAGCGCGTAGCGGATGTCGTGAATATCGGCAGCAAGCACAAGGGTCGGATTCAAGCCGCTGATCGCCTCCCGCAGCCAATCAGGCATCCAGTCCGCGCCGATGCCGTTGCAGACGCGACAGGCGCGTTCGCGGTCAAGCAGCAGTTCCGCGCCGGAAAGTTTCGCCGCTTTCGCAAGCGCAATTTTCTCTTCAATTTCATTCAGACTGTGCATTCGTCACCCCTGTTCTACTTGTGCCTCTGCCGATTCCTCCATTTTCGCCCGGACCGCTTCGAGGGTCAGATCGAACGCGGCGAGCCAGGCCGGAACGCGCGGGTCCATCAGGTCGATCTGTCCGCCGGGAGCGGCGTCGGAGGTCAGCAGCGCCAGTCCCGCGATGCCCTGCTTGAAGGTCTCCGGGTTTTGCAGCGCCGCCGCCAGCTGATCCGCTGGAATCAGCGCATAGAGCGCGTTGATGAACGCTTCCTTATCCACCCATTCTTCCGTCGGTTCCGGCTCGGGAAGTTCGATGATCTCGCCGTCCACGATGTCCAGGCGCGAAAGCGGCAGCGTGCTATCGCAGCGCAAGTAGCCGCGCGCGGCGTAGTATTCCGCACCGCGATAGGGCGGGATGGGCGACTCCTCGACGTATCCGTTGATTTTTCGTATGTATCTCATTGGTTCCTCCTTAGTGTATTGTTACTGACCATCCGCGATCACGCAATGTTTGGATGTCCGCGTCTCCGGCGGATGTGCCAGTGCCGATGTGGAGCGTTTTCCCCGTTCCTCCGGCAACCACGCAATTATGCACCGTCTCGTCGTATTCCAGTGCAGTCGCTCCCGTCGCGTAAAAATAGATTGGCGTGTTGGTTGCCACGACTGATAGCGCACCAGTTACATTTGCGACGATGTAACACCTGCGTTCGCCCGTGTTTGCTGGCAAATCGGCTGTCGTTCCGGTCAACCCGGGAAGGATGTTGAGGATCAGATAGCTTGTTACTTTCGGCAAATCGGCTGTCGTTCCGGTCAACTCAGGAAGGTTGGAGAGGTACAGATGGTATGTCACTCGTGGCAGGTCTGCTGTCGTTCCGGTCAACCCGGGAAGGGTGCTGAGTTGCAGAGTGCTTATCACTCGCGGTAGATCCGCTGTCGTTCCTGTCAACTGGGACAGATTATTGAGAGTCAGAGAGCTTGTCACTCGTGGCAAATCGATAGCCCGCATTATAGATGATGCCAGTGCCGCGCTGTTGTTTATCGCCAGTTGCCCATTGAGCAACCCGACATACTCACACGTAATTACACCTGCCGCAACGGTTTGATTGATTGATGCCGCCGTGCTGGTGGAACCATCCGGGAACGTCCATCTGAGGTTTTGAAATCCGACAGTCGCAATGTTGATGTTCCCGGCAGATACCGGGATAACCCATCGCTTAACACCGCAGAGATAGGTAATTTGCTCGTAAGTCAATGTCTGTTCAAAAACAGCCAGCTCGCTGAGTGTATCAGTCGCCGCCCCGGTAAACGTCGCCGTCGTGCGATTCCATTGCGCCGGGTTGACAATGTATTCCCCGTTGATTTTTGCCAAAACCGTGCCGGCCAGTCCGGCGGGGAGCGCGGTTTTGATCGACCAGCCAAGCGCCGGATTTGCCGCCTCGAACGCTCCCCGGTCGGTGCGGACGTTCGTTTTCGTGATGAGCCGCACCCTTTCCGCTTCGGACGGATAAGACCAGACAACTTGATTGTCGGTTAAATCCGTGATTTGAATTTTATACACGTAGCCGCTGTTGCAATTTGGAAGCCCGACAGCGACGGTTCCGGTTCTCTCGAGATTGCTGGTTTTCTGAGCAACAAGAACTCCGTCCAGATAGGAGGAAAGCATATTGGCTTCAATTTTGCATTCGATTTGATGTCTGCCTTGAAGCTTGACGTCCGATTGGTAGTAGGCGTAAATGCTTGTAAAAGAGTCAGAGCCGCCGTTGGGTTTTAAAAGATTTGTGAAGAAGTCGATCTGGTTGTTACTCTGAAAGATAAGCGCGAACGGAGCATCGCTCAGACTTGTGGAGAAAACGTTCCCGCTCGTTTTTGCCTCATCCAATTTGAAGTCAATGAGGAAACTGTAATCATGCGTCGGATCGAGTGCTTCCCGCACCACCGCCTGACAGTCATAGAAAGCCTTGGCCTTCTCGGCAAAGTTTTCAGGAACGGGCGACGGCCACGGATTCGACGTGTCGTACAGGTCGGAATATGCGGTCTGCCAGACGGCCGTTCCCGTCGAATCGTCGGTCAGGGAAACCGCGTGAAGCGTCACCGGGGCGGAGGTCGTCACCACCCGGTTGTAATCGGACGACTCCACACGTTCGCCGCTCTGCTCGTACACGGCCCCGGCCAGCGTGATCCGCAACGTATTTCCCGCAACCGACAAGGTCACTTCATGCCGACCGGCCAGCGAAGGTTGAAACGGTGTGAACACATACACACCACCGGAGAACGCAAAACTGCCAAAGGTGAACCGACAACCGCGCGCGTCCTTGTCCAGGGAGAAAACAATCCTGCCGTTGCTCTGGTACATGATCCAATAGCTGCCGTTTTCGAAATCGTCGGCAACCGTGAAGTCGAACGTAAAGTGATAATCATTCGTCCAAGGCAGCGACGAATACATGGCGGCCTGTAGCGCATCCCACCGGTATCCTTTGATGAAGTCGCGCGGCATCGCCGGACGCAAACGGCTCCACCAAGAGCCGCCCCGGTCGGGCGTCAGGCAGAGCAGGCAGGACGGGTCTTGCGCGGCGTCGGTGATCGGATCACGCATCATACTGCACCTCCAGAATGACGCTGAGGACGACCGCCGTGACGGGGGTGTTCCCGGAGTCTTTGAGAGTATCGCGTTCGTCGTCGGTGTCGCGCCGGAGCGCGAGCGTCCCGGAGGCGACTTCGAGTGCGAATTCCGCCACGGCCGGAGCCGCTCCGACCGCGACGACGAACGAGGTGCCGGAGAGCTCGGAGCCGTTCACGATCGGCACGAGGACGATGTTCCCGGTCACGCCGGAATCGATACTGACCATCTCAAGCGAAACGCGCCGGAGACTCCGCACTCTCCCCCGGAAGCTCAGTTGTTGGAACGCCGTATCGAGATACCGGCAGTCGCCCCACGTTTCATCCGCCACCGCCATCTCCGTCACAGGGTCCGCGATGATCGCGGGACCCGTCGCTCCGCGCAACGGGATCGCCGCAGACCAGTCTGCCGATGTCGCCGAGTTCTTGACGTAGAAATTCCCCTCGTCAGTGGCGAAAAAGACGAAACCCTCTGCCTCCGCGTCATACTGCGCCCGTTCCGAAACCGGGCCCGAAGCGTCGAATGCCAGCCCATTGCCCGGATCACCCTTGATGTTGATAGGTGTAGGATTAGGCAAGTCCCCATCGTTTATCCACGAAATAACACCGTCAGAACTTACACTGGGGGTGTATGTAAACCCACGTGCAACAGCGTAACCCGAGCTCCAATCAGCCTCGATATTGGCAATCCTTTCACGGTAATAGTTATCATGCTCCTCAGATTGAGAATCAAACCACGTAATACCGTCTTCACTCCACTGCCGTTCAAGTGGATTACGAAAATAGGCATTAATAAACGAAATCGCTTCCGTGCCTGTAGGGGGAACTACTTGTGCAGAACTCCAATCACGGATTGTATTTTTAGCAATAAACGGTATCCATGCAATTGTTGAAGGATTTGACAATCCTTGCATATACTGCTTGACGTTGATGTATACGCCCGTATTGACGCTTACTTTGTCCGTTGTAACTTCTTTAAACTTAACGGTATCTGAATTTATCCGTATAGAAAGTTGTCCGGATGAAAAGTCCGCTGTCCCGCCGTCAACCCAGTCACCCTCGATATTGAACATATTGGAAGTAGGGTCTGCTTCATCAAACGGAATGACAGACTGGATAGATTTTGCCATCAAGTAGTCGTCATCATCAAAGTTGTTATCAGCGACAACCACAAATGAAGTATCTGCTGCGAATGAAATCGGAGTGAATGTAACAGCTCCGGCTTCATCCATCTGACGCTCACCGAACTGAATGCACAGGATTTGCCACTGGCCACGCTCAATATTGATATAGTCAGAGGATTTCGTGACAAAAGCCCCGTCTGCATACACCTGAGCGCGCGTATTTATGTCAATGTATGTAAGGGTCTTTTGCATATATGTCACCTCGTTTTAGCATAATATACTCCGATACTTTCAAATTTCAATCACTAAACAAAGGATATATCTACAATATCAGAATTATAGTCGGTACCACTAAAGCTAAGTAGAGTACCATCATACGACGGATCATCTACACTTCCATGCCCAAATGTTCCGGCAGGCGCTGTCCAGTTCATCCATGTAAATGCAGCACTACCGTTTCCCCCCCTACTTACTACATTATTCCAGCTAGCGCGGCCATCTCTACCATGAACGATGTAACCAAACGCGCTGCCGGAGATACCGCCACTTGGGTAGCCGCAAGTCACGCCTTCCGGTTTTTGTACTGTAACTGAAAGCCCATAATCTTGGGTAGCACTAAGCTCTGTCGCGTATTTAGACGCTGACACACTAAGCCAGTTACTCCCCGATATGCACCCACCTTTCTGATAGGCGTAAGACACTGTACCATCATCATCTACATACTTATCTTGTCTTACCCCATCAGGTAGTTGATCGATATTTCCTTGTGTAATTGCGACATCAACATTACTTGCCTGTGTAATTGTAATGCTAAATTTAGGTACATGCAACACAAAAGCGGAATTACGTATGCGGGTGAGCGGTGTGTATTTGCACGCATTATGTATATCTATAGTAGTAGCGAACGCAGCGTCTAAATGCACGTATGCTTTGCACCCCTGCAAATTCCCGCCTTGTCCATTATGCGGTATATTTAGTTGTATATGACTATTTTTTATACGACCTCCTGTAAACGTGAGAGAGCTTTGCATACTGCCGCTATCGCCTGCGGCGTCGATAGTAGTTCCGTTATCATGTGTGTAGGTGTGCTCCCCACCTTCCCCACCAGAACATTGTGTCAAATCTTGCAGTACTGTAAACGTGCACTCATTTACATTGCCGTAAGCCTTAATTTCTAAAGTAACACTGCAACTACCGCCATTCCCCCCGCGGCCGCCTACTAATGCGCCTTGCCCTCCATTTCCACCATGCTGCACAGGCGCACTGTTTATAATAAATGTACACCCAAAAGCTTTTGATCTAAGCCCTGAAGAAGTATAAGGTAAAATTGTAATTGAATATGCAGCAGATGCTCCTCCCCCTTTTCCAGCAACATAGGCATCACCTCCAGCACCCCCATTGCCACTACTGCCTACATTCACCGTGTATGCACACGTATGCAGCGCACAGGCTCCGGATTTCATTATATGTATCTGACCTCCGTTCCCGCCGCTGCCTCCGCCACCTCCTCTACTACTGCTGGCAGAATATGCAATTGCTCCTTTACCCCCATCACCCCCATTACCACAAGTGAAATCGAATGTGCACTCATAAAAATAGGCACAATCTCCACACACTAATGCTACTTCAGTACTGTACATTGGTCTATCATCTGATTCTGTTCCCCCTAAATATACACCTTTGGTAAGGGAATCCCCCCCACCCCCTCCATGTGTACCTGATGTACCCTTTTCATTATCTACACCATCTGTACCCTTTATGCCGTCAGGCTGAATCACAGTAAAATGACAAGAATGAAAGACCAAACCACCAACTGAAATACATGAAAGAATAGCTTCACCATATGTAGCACACAGAGAAGAGCTATCAACCCGTAAATCATAGTAAAAAGTACAATCATGTATAACTAAGTAACCGTAATAGTCAAGCACAGATTGTCTGCCGCCGAGTGAAGTGGAATATATGGGGTAATTAACTTCGCCCCGCACAAAAGCGTGTATTACCTGCCTTTGACTTACACAGGTGTAGTGAAGTACTGGATCATTTAAGAGATCATTTAAATTAGCATACGCAGTTTCCCAAGATAAACCATCACCACTTTCAGTTTTTGTATGATCCACATACACTCTATAACCTATGCAGTTAATTGTGCCTATTTCTTCAATGCCGGATAATCCAGCTCTTGGAAATCCCTTAGCTAGAGAAAGTGCATACCCACTCGCACCCGTAGTGTAAGATACTAAGGGTGATAAGTAATCGGACGTCAGCTTGCGACGAGGCACAAGAGCACCCCCATACCCACACACCGCTAATGATCCCCGCTTTGTCATATTAGCTAACATCTTAACTCTCTATAAATGAATTATCAAACAGCACACTTTGAATTGTATCAACTGTGGTACTTATCCACTTCACGTCTATAACACCCGATGCATTACCAGTGATTGGCATCACGGCATCGTATGAATTCTGTAAGTCATCATATGAACTAGATATAACCAAAGATGATGACTCGATTTGAATGTAGCTGCCTGACCACCCAGGTCTTGGGGCATACTGCGGAGCTTTCCAACCTACATATGCAGGAAAGTACCCCGAATCATTACTAAAAAAGACAGCTGAACGGGAAGCTACACCCCCTATTTGTCCATTAACGGTATACTCACCTGAACTTACAGTTATAGACCCTTTAGGGTTAATCAAGTAAGCATACGTGTACGCAACACCATCGCTGGATACGGCTGGCTGTGCCGGAAGGGTACACCATGGCCCAATATATGTAGGGCCAATATCAACAGGGGTGTTTTGCTTTAGAAGCTGTGTAGCTTTGAGTGTTTTTGTACTCTCATCCCACGTGTAATACCCTATCTGGATTGCACTCCCATTAACGCCTTTGACGTACTGTGTATTGTTTTCTAAAATGTATACAGCAGGAGTTTGTGTAACATCCATCACCAAAAACACGTAGCGAGTTCCGGGTGTCTTGGAAAGTGTATATGAAGATACATAAAAAATATCCCCATTACCAAATCTGCATTTACCTGAAGTTCCTGACTTTGGATCATTTGCGTCTACAACTACAATAAACGGAACATTTGACTTCGTGCCGTCTTCATTTTCAACTTCACGGATTTCAGTTGTAATTGTAAACTGATATTTCTCCCCTGCCGCGGCAGCTTTAGGGGTTTCCGTTTGCGGCAAAGAAGAAGCAATGCCAGTCGATGACGCGGGTTTCGGTTTTACATAAGCCTGAATTCCGGTTGAAGTTCTGCGCCACGTGACATCTGTTGAATCGACAGGTTGCAGAGCTACAAGTTCTTTGTAGATCATGCCCAAAACATGACCTAATCCTTGTGTGTAGGTAGTTGGTCTGAACCACTTAAGTTCCATACTTAATCCTCGACATACGAATCATCATACTTAGGATTCCAATACAACATAGTGAGCGCCTGAATAGTGCACGTGACATTTGTCCACGTTTCATTATAGCGGTCTACCGTCTCGTTAAGGCTGATATTCGTACCCTTATAGCTTGCAAATTTACTCGATTTGACATACTTTATCGCATGTTTATAGTATGTGGAAAATGAGCGTCTAAGTATAGTACGTGCATTTCCCCGATAATACAAGCTCACACTGCACTCAAACATTGGAATTTTTTTGTCGATGTAACTTTTATCCCAAAACCGATCTCTGCCATCCCATTGCGGATAATTTGTTTTGTGAGACCTTTCAAGTACGATAGGAGATACTTCCAAGCACTTCCACGGAATGAAATAGATATTTCGAATACTTTTTCCCTCCTGTGGCCAATCTTCTTTAGTAGTCCATGACGGCTGCGCGTACACGTAACCTGACATCACTAGATCAGTAATATCACCTTCCTTAATCGAATCGTACTTATTTTTAGGAATCCTACCAGTTACAATTGCCCCGCTATCATCCGTGTACTGACCTATCGGGTAGATAATCGTATCATACCCGATTTTTTTATCGCCCTTAACGGCATCTATAATGGCACTCTCTGTCCATCCTTGAACGGCATTGCTTGTCTCAGATGACATTTTGATAAATGTCTGAATACTCTGCTGATAGGTAAAAGTGGTTGTAGGAGGAAAGTTAATAATGTAGTAGTCTACACCGGAAGCACCCATAGCCCACCCGCACCACAGGGGTTCAATGACGATTTCGGTACTGCTCATTGAGATACCGATTTGATCTTCAAGTTCCTGCTGATCCGGGTAGTCGTCAGTGACGATGTTCAATTCATGCTCACCGTGAGCAACTGTATTTACAGAAACTTCACTGACTGTGCTTCCGGGAAGTCCCAATTCAAGTGCTTCCTGCCCGACAAGGCCGTCAAATGAATCTTTCAGTTCTTCCGTACTCTGATAGATGATCGTATTTGTAGTATTGATCTCTTTTCCATCTTTGTACGTCCGCTTATCTGTACGCACATGCCGCAGCGATACGTGACGGGCTTCAAATGTAATATTGTACCCGAGAACACCCTCTGCGGACACATTGATATTATTGATAATAAATCCGGAGTTCGCAGGGAGACCGATGTACTCGGAAGCGTCAGAACCGATCTCAGGCTTAACCCATGACTCATAGACCGAGTTTGAATACCGCCATACGGCAGGACGTGTTCTCTGCCCGAAGGCATCAACGGTCTCGGCAGGATTTCCGATCATCATCTTAGCCATATCTTTGGCTGTAAACGTAATCAAGTACCTTGTCTTTGTCTGAGCTTGGTAACTGGAATTCTCCATCAGAAAAGACGATCCGGCCCACGTTACGGTAGTACCGCTTTCGATCAGATAGTTATCAATCTCAAGTGGAGAAGCACTTGTAATGTCGATCTGATAAGAAATCGATTTTGTAATCTCATTATTATTTGTGACTTCAACCGATACGTTACCGACTTGTCTCATAACGGAAAGATTCTGCGCATTAGTGAATGTCACCTCGTAATGAGTTCTCCCGTCAACGCACACAATGTCGATTGACTGGCAGATGAATGCGCCATCTTCTTCAAATTCAAACGCCTCTCTTCCATCATTCTGCTGGATCGGCCGTTTGTACGGGTCTCCGATATTACCTGCCCACTCTTCAACTTCATTCTGAAACGCCAGCCATTTGACAAAAACATTGTCGCTTTCATCATCAATCAACATCCAAGTAGTTGTGATTGACATGAAACCTTCTTGGTCAATATTTATAGCGGGAGACCCCTTTAAGCTTACAAGCATCTTATTGCCCCTTAACTACAATCGTGTTGTTTGTTTTCATAAAGTTATAAATATCAAGAACCGTCTTCCCGGTAGACGCCTGCGCGTATTCCTGAGACCTGACATAAGCATCAAGAGTGCGGGCCACCGCGGTCTGCGCCGATTGAGCATTCTTGTAGTTTGGAATGCCCCGGGTTTCCACGGACGGCGGCTGCGCAAGTGCAAATGAGGCTCGCGGCCCCATCAGGCGCGTCATAAGGTTCAGGCTATGATAAAGTGCGTCTTGCGTTAAGCGGCCCTTAGCGTCCTTGTTAGAAGCAAATTGTTGTATCTGATTCAGCATGGCATTTTGTACTTCACGCTGCGCGGCCCCAAAACCCTTAGTTGCGAGGGCGGCATCAATTTGAGCATTCTTTAAACTCTCTGTCGCCTGTTGCAGTCGGAAAAACGATTCAACGGTGGGAGATTCGCGATACCGCTGTTCGAATTGCGCAACTTCCTGATTCGCTCTGGAAACCCGCCCACTGTACACTTGCCGGACACCGGCCTCGTATGCCGATCCCGAAATCAATCCGGCATTCTGTTCTTTTTCAAGCTGTTGAAGTCGATATTCTTCTGCCTCATTGATAGCATTAAAATACTTTTCAGACGCAGTATTGCGCTGCTTTATGAGCTCTCGAAGCTGTCGCTGCAAGATGGAAGCTTGTGATCCCCGCACCCCGTTCGACAACTGCTTTTCGACATACTCGATTTCATCTTGCAAGCCATCAAGGACAGTTTTCTGCATGTTTTGCCGGGCAATCAGCAGTGTGTAAGATACACGGGAAGTATCAAGCCCTGTACGGTAGAACTGCTGCTCCGCATATGCTGTAATGTCCTCGACGACAGACTCAATATACACAGAGGATGCTTTTTGAACTTTTTCGCGTGCGGCTGCAAGCTGCTTCCCCGCGTTGTCGATTGCACCAACAATTTTATCCCGCGCACTAGCCTCCAATCTGTCTTTAACCTTGTCGTAGGCGGTAACGATGGCAGACAGAAATTCTTCGTGTCTTGTCATCATTTCAGATTCGTATTCAAGCCTTGAAGTCAGGTCTTCAACCCTGCTTACGTCTCGATTCTGCAACAGGTAGCGGGCGCGAGATTCCCCGGTGTACTCTTTATTTAGTTTGTGGGCTTTCTCCAAATCTTCGATGTAAAAATTAAGATTCACGCCGATAAGATTAGACAGGGCGCTCGCCACTTTACGTTGCGCTTCCCTGAATCTCTGAGTACGCACAGCTTCCGTTTCAGTCGATTCCACTTTTTGTATTTGTGAATTCAGTGAAGAAATCACGTTGAACAGAATATTTGTTTGGATATCGCTAAGACCTTTAGCGATGTCAGCATCGCGTAAGGCGGCGACATCCTGCACATTCAGAAGTTTATTAAGTTCTGAATAATCACCGGAGCGTGTGGCGTCTGCCAGCATCCGTTTAATGGTATCTATTTGAGACGAAACGCCCCCTGCCTCTACAAATCTATTAACAGCAGAAAGGTGTCCAGCTGTTAATTGAGGATAGTCACTGAATTCTTTCTGCGTTTCCGGTGTGAGGCTGTAAAACCTTGAATAAGGACTACTGCGCTTCTGTGCCAGAGATACGTCATAAGCCGAAGCAAGTCTGTCGATAGCGGAGTAAAAAGCGGTACTGCGAGCCCCTACAATCGCATTAGCATCAAATGTTTCCCGCTGGAACCTAGCCAAGCCTTCTAAGGAATCCTGATAACCCCTCTGCGCGTTTTCAATAGATTGCGTGCGCGCCGTTCTGCGGTCGAGTTCCTCACCGTAAGATTTATTCAGTCTTGAAATTGTTTCCTGCAACTGCTCTTTCGTTTTTGCAATCGCTATTTCTGCTTTGAGATTTTCAGCTTCATAGCTTGTAATCTCATTAGCCATTTTCAAGCTATCAACTCGAGTATTTGCCTGTCTGCGCAGTGCGGCTACATTATGCTGCTCATTCTCTGTTTCCTGTTTATCGGTATCAATTCCGTAAAACGCATTAACAATGCTTTTAATGAAACCCGAATCCGCAAAATTGAATCTTTCTGCTATCGCTTTTCCGATATTGTACCCGATGTCTGCGACAGACCACGCGGCAATAGCAGAAAAGATGCTGTTTCCGATTTTAGACAACAGACTTCCTGTACCTGTAATTTCACTCAGTGTATTGGTTACACTGAATTTTCTCCCAACACGAGATGCCATTGAATTGGGATCACGCGGAAACCGAACACCATATGCTTTTGCATACTGATTCAGATCACCGGAATCGAGCATAGCCTTCTGTTGATTGAGCTGCGTAAGGCGATTACGCGAAATCACAAGTCTCTTAGTGGCAGCGTCAAGTCGATCATGTGTTGTAATAAATCTTCTTGTGTATCTGTTTTCAAGATTACGCAATCTTGTTTGCTCTCTAAGAGATGCATTCGATTCTTGCGCAAGTCTGCGTTGCATTTGCACATCAAGAAGATTATCAGAAGCTACTTGTGCCTTTTCTCCGGCAGACAACAGTCCTCTAAACGAAGAACGAACTCCACGTCTGGCAGACTGCAATTTACGATTAAGGGAATTTCTTTCAGCCTTCACCGCTTCATTTCTAGCCGTAGCAGCAATCGCGGTATTAGCTGCCTGCGCTCCACCTCTAGGTACAACAGTGGATTGTACAGAAGAGGCTGCCCCCGTAGCCCCCGTTGCGACGTTGTGAATAGCTGCCCGGATGTCATACAGCTCTTTTTTCAGGGCCCTGAGTGCCGTAACTACAATGTAAATGTAAGTAGCGTAACGGCTAAGGGGCTTAGTATCCCCGAATCCCTTCATGACAGCTTCCGCAAGCCCATACACCGATCGAGTTACTGGCTCGATATCGGAACCGATCTGAATCAGCGTCTTTTCCGTTTGAGCACGGAGCCTGACCAAATCCTTATAGGCGGTATCGATTTGCTTTGTAAACGCCTCTTCACCCGTTCCGGCCCCAAGCTCAAACTCCCTAAGGGTAGTCATGAAGTTATCGAATTGCCGCCCGGTAAGAGACAGCACAGCACGTCCGGCACGAATATTACCGAACATCTTTTCTAGAGCTTCAGTGTTACCGCCTACTTTATCGTGCAGCTCTTGCAGCGTTGCGGTAAATCCCTTAGCTTGGAGTGCAGAAGCCCCAAGTTCGATATTCCACTTGCGGGCTTCTGCCGCTGCCTGTAAAGTAGGCTTAATCAGGCTGTTGAGCATCTGATTAAGGCCGATCATCGATTGACTGGCCGATTGTGTACGAGACAAAATAGCAATTGCCGCACCAAGCTCGTTTAAAGATACGCCTGTTTCGGCGGCGTTGTTAATAACAAGACCAAGGGTACGGGCAAGCTCGTCACCGTGTGCCTTACCTTCCCGAACGGTCAGGTACAGGAAGTCAACAAGCTTTTGGGTATCTTGAATGGACAAGTCATACGCATTTGTGAGCGTAGTCATGACGTTGCCGGTATTTTCGATATCAGCTCGGATAGTAGTTGCCGCTTTACCGACAGCTTTCACGTAGTTAGCGACGTCATCAGTTGTGCCGCGCACACCGGAGGAAATCGTTTCGTAAAAAGTGGATGCCGTGTTTGACGGCCTGCCGAACACATTGTCAAGTTGCAGCAGCGACTTTTCTATCTTTTTGATCTGTAATTCTGTGATTGCAGAGATATCAGCGATGATTTGGTTGAACTCATTCGCCGCTGCCGTAGCCGCATAAAAAGTACCTGCCACGCCGCCAGCACCAAGCCAGCGACGGGCAGATTGGTAGATTGACGAAAGACTACTTTCTACACTGTCAGAAGTGCTATCAAACGCGGTGTTGAACGGCGAGACATCCGCGCTTACCCGTGCCAACAAATCAAATACAGTCGTAGCCATTTACCTTCCCTCAATCTTTTATTTTTGCTTGCCGTTCAGCCTCCCGTTTAGCCTCCTCAGTGACAACAGACTTCAACAAGTCTTTGTCCTCCCTAATTTTAGATTTTTGAACGTCTACAAGTCCGTCAAGGACAGATTTATCATAGCCCGCCGCCCGCCCGGTGTATGCTGTTAAGCTGTCTAGGGCATCAGCTTTCTCAGCCAACTGAAAGAGTTTGATTACATGACAAAACGGTGTATCAAGCAGAGTTTTTAAGGTATAACCTTTAAAAACTCGCATTATGTTCATCAATACGTACTCAAATTCTAATTTGTCGGGGAGGGCGCTTTCGTAGGGTTTTGCTTTTTACCCGCGTCTCCGTCATCTTCTTTCTCTTCATTCAGTGCAGCAGCTCCCCACAACATCAATTGAAGAACTTGAATAGTAAGTGCATCTTCACCTTTCTTCAAAAGTTCAATAATCGGAGTTCCTGCTACATATTTTCCAATGAATTCATGGATTTCATCCGTAAGTTCATGGCTTTTCTTCACAAGTTCGCCGATCTTTTTATGCGTGTCTTCAATGGCGAGCATGGCTTTTTCGATCTGATCGAGCGTAAACTTTTCTTTCAGTTCCTCCGCTCTTTCAGGATGCTCTTCAAGCTCTTTCTTAGCTTCTTCACAGGCTGCTGCCCGCTGCGTAAGTCGCACTTGAAGAATCGCATGCTGTGTGCGAAGGGACGAATGCCGAGAAAGAAACGTCTGTGCCATAGCCGCATCACGGGCAGTAATCAACGGGAGATCATACATTGTCCCGTCAGGGAACGGGATTTGCACCTGTTCCCTGTATGCTTCCATGTTTTCAAACGAGATGCCGGAAATTTTAGGCATGATAAATCCTTATTTATGATTACGCCTTGCTGGAAACCTTAAGATATGCGCCCGCACTATCAACATACGCCTTGAAGTTCAACGAAAGACCTTGAGGCGTAGTCTTCATGAACGAAATCCCATCGTCCATAAGTGGGGTAGCTTTCGGCAAGGTGTAAATTTTCGTGTCCGAAGAATCAAGCGGAACCAGTCTCAATTCAGAAGCAATCGATTTCATATCGATTCCGATAGGATCGCTGAATGTGCCGTTATCCGCACCCGGAATGAGGTTAAGATTTTCCTCGTTGACCTCACCAAGAATGCAATCAACTGACGCTTCCATCTCTGTGATAATGTCCTTAAGAGGAAGTGACGCTTGATCCGGCGTAATCGGTGTAGGTGTCATTGAAATATTGATCTTAACGCTGTCGTTAAGCGTATACCCAAGGCACCGACTATTGTAAAACAGTGCGGCAGGGCCCATGTGGATATCGGCAGGATTTCCTTGAAAAACATCAGCCATGGTAATACCTCCGTTATTTAGCTGTAATTCTTAAATTAGCCGAAACGGTATACGCCGTTTGCGTATTTACCATTATTTTTATCGGCATTGTAATGTACTCTATTTCAACATAGATTGCAAGTCCGTTACCTAGCGGGTCGCCATTTTTATTAAAATTTTCAGTTATTTTCTGAACATCCGTGACACACTCAGGGCGGCCTTTTCGATTTTCTACGATCCGTGCATTGCATTTGATTAATCCGTGCTGATCGCTCTCTTGTGATTGAATGTCAGTAACGTATGCGCTGCGATTAACAAGCTGTTCAGGATTATACATTTTATCACATACAATCCCGTCATTGAAAACCGTATCACAAAGATCACAAAGGTAATCTTCAATCAATTTTACGTTACTATTCATTCATCTCACCGTCTATCTGATCCGCTGCACGTTCAAGCATAGCATTAATTGCATCTTCCGACAAGTTTTCGTTATAACTGAAAAGTCGTTTTGCAATGCCCTTTGCAAGATTATTGCTCTGTTCGATGTCATACCAGGCACGAGTAAGGAATCGGCTCCCGACACGTTTACCAACGGCTGCTTCTTTCCTGTGTTTGCGTTTTAATCCATCTTTTGTTTCACCAATAAAATCATCATAATAGTCATGGATATACGCAATCAATTCAGGAGAAGAAGTCGGGAATCCTCCGGCAGCGGCTATCTTATCATAACTACTCTGCCAGGAATCAAGAACACCGACAATCGCAGTTATGCGCCCTCTGCCCTTGAGACTTGTAATTTCCGGTACAGATACCTTGATGGAATGCTCGAGCGCTCCCGAATAATGCGGAGCACGTGCAATCGCCCCCCTTCCGACTTCACGTACCGTACTTTTAATTTCCGCAAGGGCGGCTTCGAGCATCTTCTTCTTGATATCGTCTGTAAAGGTCTTCCAGCCTCTGAAATTATGGGAAAACGTGAATGAATAACCTTTTGCTTGAATGGAGAAAGATTCAGCATTGCGTATTGCTCTGCCAATAGGAGGATTGTAATCCGCTCCTCTTTCTCCAAATCTGCCTCTAGCCATTCGAACACCTTATTGTATAACCAACAAGCTCACCGTAAATATCGGGTCTCGGGCTGACGCCACTGACATAGTATTCTTTACCTCGCCACGTGCAAACGTCACCAATCTGTGGAGTTGCATGTGATCTAGGATTATCATCCGTATCCGACGTATAGTGAACCAGCGTACCAATGTTTGTAAAAGCGGCAGAGCCCATCATTGCGAACTCTTCCGTAGACTGACCCCTGAAAATGCCGTAACCAAAACCGATACGAACGCGGGAAATTTCCGCTTCGTCCCGGTCTTTTACGACTTCAAAGACTTCAATCTTATTTTCTTCTACAACTAAGTGATCTAGCATTACCGAATAATCCTGACATCTTGGCAGATCATACCGAGGTATTTACCTGCCGGGCTGTTTTTGATTACAGAAATGATAGCTCCACCATTATTGCCGCCGTTACCTGTACCGGAAACGTATGTTTCACGACCAATCCCGTCAACCGTTACGGATGTGGCTCCAAAAATTCGATTATTTGTAATCTGATTGAGTTTAGCCTTATTTGTATACATGTACACGGCCCACTCAAACACTGCCGCCTGATAAGCCGTGTAAGGCTTACTTTGGCTGATTACATTTGAATCGATGTTTGAAGTTCGCAAAGCGGCATTGATGTCATTTTCAGCGGTTTCAATCAGAATCGCCTTATCCTCAGCACTGATCTTATTCCACACGTCACGGTTCATAAAATTAGTGCTGAAATAATCATCTGCCATTTCAACGGTATTAAGCATTGGGTTTCCTCTTCCTGAATGTAGGAATGTGGCGATCCAGTTCGCTGTCGTTCTGTGGATCGTACTTCCCTTTACGTTCAGCTTCCTCAAGCGCCTTTGCCTTTCGTTCCCTTTCTTCTTGTGCCTTAATATCGTCAAATGGATCGACGAAACTTTTCTGCACAAGCCAACTGGAAATTTTACGGGCTTCATACTTTCTGTAATCTGGAAGCTTGTTTGTAAACTCAACCGGAAATTCAGCTGCATGAGAAGCGATAATAGGTTCAAACGCCTTTCTGTCTTTAACTGCGATGTACACTTTGTAGTAGTCATGGCGTGATGGATTATAATCTTTACGATTCATCCGATGATCCAAGTCCTCGTACAAAATGCTAAAGCAATTAGCATAGAATTGCGCCTGAGGAAATTCCGTAGGGCTGGCCAGTAAAACAATCCTGCGATCAAACATTATGCACTCCAAAATAGGGGCCTTTCGGCCCCTATCGGTTCACAATTAGGAAACGATACGAACGTTTGTAACCTGCGAAACCTCGTCAAGAGCGGCCTTCGACTTGATGAGGACACCAGCCGTAAGCTTTTCGGTATTGACCCACATCTCCCAATTCGACGAATTGGAAAGTTCCGAATCCGTAGGATTGGTTCCGACAGTGGATTTGAGCTGGTAGCCCTTGACATAATTCCACATGTCACCCTCACCTTGGAACAGGGACGAAAGGTTTTCGTTACCGACTTGGGTCTGCATGGCAAACTGTGTATTGCCATTATCCCGAAGCGTGACCGCGTTATCCGTAAGGAACAGGGTCTTGTACTTGGTAACGCCGCCGTCCTGATAGGTGAGCTCGAGGTTATCCGTAACGATAACCGGCTTATTCATGGTGGCCGGAGTGCCACCATACATCATGAGACCCTCGCCAAGCGTAAACTTGGTATTGAGAACCTGATCCTTGAACAAGGTGAAAAATACCGCCGAGTGCATAATCAGAGCCCGGAGACGACTGGCGGCATCACCAAACCGCGCCATCGCGTCAATTTCGGTGGCCATGCTGAAATTCTGCGAACCAGCATCAACGACACAATTTGTACGGCTCCCGATGGCGGCAGCGCAAATTGTAATTGCCTGTTTGACGGTGAATTCCACTTTCTTTTCGGCCAGCTTGCGGCCAACCATGAACATGACTTCATCATTTGTCATGTTGTCGGAAGTCTTGAATGCCGTCCACTGCCACGCAACGGGCTTGAACTTCCAGAAGGTCTTGAACGCGGTATGCTCGGCGCGTTCGATCTTTTCAGCAGTCTGCGCGCTGTCGGTAGTGATGTCGCGGCGCTCCATCGTGCCGAAATCACGGAAAAACGCCTCATGCTTTTTCGTGCCTGTGGTGTTTTCCGATTCAAGACGGAGCGTACCGCCGCTGGCGGCATTCAGAATGTTGACAGCGTAAGTGAGCTGCTCAATATAGCCTGTACGCAGATATTGATCGTAAGGCAGGAGGTCAGACAGAAATGTAAGTGCCATGACTGCAATCCTTTACTGTTCGGGAGATTCGCCTTGCTCTTCACGCACCAAATTCAGGTAGGCGTCATTCCCATTTTCTTTAATGTACTTGACTTTTGTAGCAACATCCCACTGGCTTACCGGAGTTTTGACTTCGGCATGGGCCGGAGGCTGATTGCCACTCCCCGAACCGCCATTGACCGGAACGAGGCACAATTCAGGCTCTTTCTCCTTAATTTCGGAGAGAAAGCCTTTGAGCTTTTCGGGATCGTTCACATCAATCCCTTCTTTCTGCGCTTTCCACACAAGATAGTCAGGATTCTTGAAAATGACACCAAGCTCATTTTTTGTAGCGAGTGTTGTGAACTTCAAGAGATTGCTTGTTTCAGACGCTTTAGTCCGCAATTCGTTATTTTCCGTAGTCAGGTTTTCAACCTTACCGGAAAGTTCCGAAAGTTGCGCATTGACTTGATCTTGCACTCGCTGTTCCGCTTCCGTTGCCGCAGTCTTGAGTTTCTCGTTTTCTTCTGTCAGTGTTTTGATTTGAGATTCGAGTTCGCTCTTTTTCTGAGACACTTCATTGAAGCGATACGTAGGACGAAATTCCCTGTCAAAATCAGCAATTTCTTCCTGAGTAAGTGCTTCTCCGCGCTTGATCTTCGCCATCAGTTCTTTGTAGTCCATACTGCTCCTTATCATTTTATACGCGGTTTTGTCCGCTAATCCTTATAATACACTGCAATTCAAAATTTTCAAGTAGGTTTTTACTTATTTTATAGATTTTCCCCCTTACTAATTGAAGCTGTTCTACTTTTATCATAATCGCTGCGGCTGCGGATTCCGTCAGGGGTGCTCCCACTTGCGTCAGTCTTATGCTTAGCCCTGCTGTCAAACGTCATCGGAGCGGCTGCCTGCGCATTGACGTCAATTTCCTTCTTGATCTTTTCATACACGTCATCAGGCACATGACGGATTGTGTCAAGAGTATCGAGGGCAGTGATCTTGATCTGTTTCTGATACTCATTTCCCGCGTCAAGGTTGGCAAACTCAACAATTGCCGCAATCACAGACTTCAGTTCATGGATATCATAATTCGTGTTGTACAAGACTTTCGGAATCTTGATCGAGGGATCAAACATGTTCATGAATTTCCACACTTTGTTCTCAAGTTCCTGCAAGCGGGAAGCGATCCCCGAAAGCTGCGCGGCAAGACTGATGTTGTCTGCGGATTTACTTTCCGCAGAAGAGCGCTGTGTTGTATCAACACCAACAAGAAATCCATACATCTTAATCAGTGTGTTGATAAGACGGTCGTCATGTTGAATGATACCTCCGATATTGGCCCCATTAGGTTGAATGTAACGAGAGATGCCCCGTTCTTCTGCGTCTTCCGGGATATGCTTGGTACGGGACAGCACTAAACTCGCTTCCTGAGCAATGATCTTTTCAACAGCCGGGTCGTTGATGTCCAGTGTGGGATTCTCCTGTTGGAGCTTCATCCGGATACGAACGATCGTAGATTGAAGGGTAGAGGGGAGAACCAGTTGCCCATAAGTCTGTTTGAGGATATTGGTAAGCAATTCAGATTCCCCCTTAAGTACGGAATCGTGAATTGTAAGAATATCATCGATTTCAGGTATATTGAAATATCGATTAAACATGATACTGGAATACGGGATGGCAGGAACGACACCAAGGGTATTCACATGCGGATCGCTTGCAATGATGAGGTCAACGGGGGTAGGATCATCTCCGTTGTCGATAATGTAATCGAAAGTCTGCCAGTATTCTTTTGTGTAAAGTGTTCTCCTGAACTTTACAACGGGCTTCTTTTTCGGGTTGTTTTTTTCGATGATGGTCTCTTGCCGGATCACCCAACTCAAGCTTCCGTCAGAATCGTAGTCCCAATCGGGGATATCCATAGGAGCAAGGGCCTCCGCATACGGTCTGATTTTGTCTCGCTGCTTCGTCTTGAGGTCAACAAGATTATAGTTGACTGCGGGATTATCGATGAAAACCCAAGCAAGACCATAAATTGTATGGTAGTCAAATACTTCACGCATGACGCTGTTAACGGATTTACTTTTCCGGTCGAAGTCGTCTGCGATATCCGCATTCACATTTTCTCTGCGCGGCGGTTTTGAAAAAATGTAATCCCCAAATTTACGAGTGCTGTATTTAATCAAATTGATGTTATATGAGTATTGTTTCCGATCGTTAAACTCTTCATCCGTTTCCGACGGGTGCTTCTGCAATGTATTCTCGATATACGCGCGTCCACCATTGTACGCGCGCGTAGCCTTACACCACAAAGGAAGAAGTTTACAATAGTACGGATGTTTTCGCGTGAAAACGTAAAAATTAGGGTCATTCGCACTGACAGACGGCACTAGCGAATACAAAGATTCAAGTTCCATATTCATAATTTTCTCCTTTAAAACACAAATGCATTCATTTTATCCACACCATAAGAAATATACCGCACGCAGTCGATAACGTCATCATCTATTTTTATGGGAGATTCCTTATTCGACACTTCGCTGCTGCTTTCATGCCAAGAATAGTTTTGAAACTCCGTGATGATGCTTTCACATGTGTTAAAAACTTGAAGTCTTGGCTTTCCGGTCTTACGATTGATCATTAATCTCTGGGCGATAGAATTAATCCCATCAGCCACCGACTTATGAGCGGGTTTCGTATAGATACCCTCTGATTGTAAGTATGCACGATCTGCCGCGGCATGGTCAGCCCATCTTACCATGTAAATATCTTTATTCCTTTTCTGATAGTCGTTGATCTCGTTTGCGGCTTCACGGATTGTAATTCCAGATTTTTTAAAATCATGGTAAAAGTACAGAATATCGTTCACAAAGTCATGCGCTGCGCATACAAATGCAAACGGGTGTTTGTAACCAAAGTCGATCGCTGAAAACTTAGCCCAATACGGGGGTATGGTAAAAGGCTCTACAACATGGATACGCTCATCAAATTCTTTGAAAATCTGTCCCTCACCCCCACACCACCTGCCGTGCAACATTCTTTCTCTTTGAATTTCAGGAAGTGCATCAAGCGTATCAATGTAACCCGGAGGAAGATTCTCTAGATTGTCATAGGCTGTCCAGTGCAACAGGGCATGTTTATCCGCATCCTTGAGCTTCTTAAACGGCTTGGAAGCAGGATCAAGTAGCTGAACTCCCCAAATGTACAGCCAGTGCCTTTCAGACTGCGGATTGCAGTCGAGAATCATCTTGTTTACCGCTACAAATGTTCCGGTAATGTCTTTCACTTTCTGCGCAAGACGGGTTTTTAGCATACCGATAACTTGATAAGTCATCTGCGTAGCTTCGTTGCAGAAAATCGTAATGTACTCAGTACCCAAGCATTTCTGCGCTCGATCTTCATCATCAAGACCACCAAGTACAATTACAGAACCGTTACTGAATTGAACTTTCAACTCAGACTTTACTAGCGTGTATTCACTATCAGGAATGTACAGATTCAGATATTTAGGAAGCGAATCATCCCAAATTGAATTACGTGTGTCAACCAAGTTTTTACGTACAATGAGTTGCCGACTTCCGGGAAACTGAAACGCTCTCCCAACCAGGTACTCCATAATAAGGAAGGTCTTGCCGGAGCGCGATCCTCCGGTAAACAAGATCGTTTCCTTATCAGGGTTTTGAAGCAGTTCAAGCCCCGTTCTCTGCTTAGCTGTCAGCTTTAGCGGCATCTCTTTCTTTATCCTTATTTATCTCTACCGTGAGTTGATGTACAAATTTTCTGTAAATCGATTCCATAAGATAAGTCAATGATTTGTGTTCTTTTTTGAAATCAATGTTGACTTCATCCAATATATTTATGGCGCAGTGTAAAACTTCATGTGCGAGTGCACCGTACTCACTGCATGATCCCGTAAATTCAGGCATCCAAATTACATATTTTGTACCGTAGTCCTTATGCTGAAAGGTGAACGCGCCTGCCGCCCACGTTGATGGCACTAACCCATCTGTATTTTCCAGCCCCTTGCACAGTCTACGAATATAGCGATAAAACTTATCGCGCAGCCCCACAAACAAATAACAGGGGGCTGAGTATATATCAACATAGTAAAAATAACTACTCTTCATATCGGGGCTCCATCGCTTCCACTACCCACACGTCCTGAAAGTTACCGGTATCCAATAGTGCGGTAGCTATCTCTTCTGCTTCCTCATAGCATGGGAACTCTGTTTTACGGTATCGTTCCGGTACCGTGACTGCTCTTTTATGGTGCATACATATATACAACCTGCGCGGGCTCAGTTTTCGTTGTACCGTAATAAACCATCTGCGGTTCATCGTAGGCTTCTCTACCGGAACTCCATGCTTTACCATGTTGGCATATGCGTGTTTGCCGCACAGAATGACGCAGGAATCGTCTTTAAGACTTTCTTCAAGAACAAGTTTGTACATGGTTATACTCTCCTGTTGCTCAATTCGGCATCAAGTCTGGCATTCAAGAAACACATCTGAGCATACCAGTTAGTTTTCACGCAGTAATTCCGGCAAACGTCGCATGACTTGTTTAGTCTTTTACAGTACAGGTCATCACCGTTGATTCTGATTCCGTACATGCAGTTTTTACATGCCACATCGCGTATGATTGTCTTGGTTTTCATGTGCCTCCTTTATAGTGTTATTTTAATATACTTATTTATGTTAATTTGTCAACCACTATAAAAATAAAAAGCAAAAATAAAGTAAAAACCGCAATTGACATTTTTCAGCCGCCATGCTATATTAGTTAACAAAGGCGGCTTAGCGGGCTTCAACGCGACAGCGCTATGGTCAAATTCCGCGTACCAACGGCGTTGCCGCCTTACTTTATCAGGGTTGCTATGTGGTTTAAGAAAAAGCATTTGTTTGTGTCTTATTTCGGATATAAAGATCATGCTAACGGCAGGGAGTGGGTATTTGGGAATTGTTTTGACTTTCAATTCGAAATCACAAAAATCACTCCCCGCACTTTGTCGCTTGCAGAAACCGATATTAAACAAAAAATGTGAACTTGATAACGTTGTTATAATCAATTTTAAGTTGTATTAAGCCGATTTAGCTCAGTGGTAGAGCAGCAGTTTTGTAAACTGCCTGTCATCGGTTCAAATCCGATAATCGGCTCCAAATATGGACGTATGGTGTAACGGCAGCACAGTTGATTTTGGTTCAACTAGCGCAGGTTCGAATCCTGCTGCGTCTACCATTAATCAAAGGAAATAACTATGCCTGTAAAGGGATGTCAGAGCGGAGGTAAGTCCGGCAAATGTTACGTAGGAAAAAGGAGGGAAAGCAAAGGCAGAAAGACAAGGCAGGACGATCAAGGGGAATCAGGAAAATGAGCAGTTTAATCGACTATATTGACGGTAAGGAGCCCCCTGTGAACGCTCCAAGCTGCCGGAATCTTGATTGCCTGTACAATGAGGGCGGCAAATGCACACAGGGGCTCGCGTGTAAACAGGATGAAACTTACGAAAAGAAATGGTTCAAACATGCGTGATCAGAAACAAAAACAACAATTTCACAAACTAGTATGCTACAACACGTGTGAGGCGTTGCAAATCCTAGACATGCTGGTACGGCACTGGGATTCAATCGGCATGAAAGTCGTAGACGAAAAATGGAATATCAAATACCGCATCACAACCGTAGAACTCATTACAGAGAAACACAATGAAGATTAAATTTAAGAAACTCAGCGAAACTGCTGTTGCCCCCATTCATGGCAGTGAGTTTGCCGCAGGATTTGACTTGACAGTCGATACCTGCGAAATTTGCGGTGCAAACAGCTATTTTACGTATAATTCAAACATTGCGGTGGAGATTCCAGAGGGGCATGTTGGCCTCCTGTTCCCCCGAAGCAGCATTTACCGTTGCGACTTATCCCTAACAAACAGTGTTGGGGTAATCGATTCTGATTACCGAGGGCCGATCAAGGCAGTATTTAAAGGCAGCTCCCCCTATTACAAGGTAGGAGAAAGGTTCGCGCAGCTCGTGATCATGCCTAATCCTAAAGTAGAGTATGTCGAAGCGGAAGAACTCAGCGAGACTACGCGCGGCACCGGCGGCTATGGGAGTACCGGAAAATGAGCAGAAAACTGTGTAAGCATAGAGTTGCGGTCATCATCGAGACTAATGTTCCAATCGACAAACAAGACGCCCTGAACTATGTGAATCACGTGATGCAGATAGCACTGGACAATATGCCGATTGACGAGTTTGTGTCTGAACCTAAACCAAAAACATATGTGGAAATTGAAGATGTTACAGTTGGATAAGTATGAAGTTGTGCCGATACTTCTTACGTTTGTGGGTATCGGATCAGTAGCTGTTCTTTTATCTTTGATATTCTATTACCTGCAAAACAGTTCCAAGTCAGGAAACGGATGTTGTTATCGAGACTATTGAGTATGACGGTTGCGAGTACCTTAAGTATTCCCCAAATCGCGGCTCATCCTACTGCTGCCTGACCCATAAAGGGAACTGCAAACGCTGTGCAGAAAGAAATGGTAAATAGATTTCTAAAAATTAACGGAATCGTAGCTTGATTTATCGTAATTACAGGCTATTTTATACGTAAAGAGGTTGCCGTCTCTTTTCTTGCCTTCGGGGGAGGGAGGGTTTGTTGGTTTTCCTTCCCTCCCCCACCTATCGCGCCCCTCAGTGAACTTTTATTCATAAATCAGGAATAAAAATAGTAACTTTGGGGCTTTTTATTTGCAATTCTCCAATTCAATGTTATATTGTAGTATAGTGCAGTAGAAAACAAGGTGTGCTGTACTTTTACCCACAACTAAAATAAGGAGAGTTATGCGAACGTACACAAAATACACAAAAGCAGGCGCGCTGGTGTCTAAATTTATGCGCACACAGGGCATTTCCTGCCTTTCCGTCTGCCAAAAGCTCGGTATCCACCCAAGCTACCTGAGCAATGCTCTGAGAGGACGATCCCCTTTCGGGATCGATCTCTACGACAATCTGGTACAGGCGTACAGCGATCTCTTTACCGAAAAAGAAAAAGAAGAGCTGTACCGCGCTGTGTGGGATGGGAAAAAAGAGCTGCGAGTTGACATATCCGGTTGGGATATTGATAGTAAGATTAAACTTGCAACACTTGCCGAATCCATTAAAAATGAAATTGAAAACTCAAAAAGGAATAAGTAATGAAACTCATCGAATTTAAGCTGACACTCGCAGTCCCGTGTGACGTTGACGAAGAAACCATTAAAGAAGCAAGTATTGTGAATATGATAAGAGACTATGCATCCAATTGTGATATCGAAGAGTGCGGAATTGAGTTAGCCAGAATGGACAACCCGCAAGCAGCATCAGAGCCCAAGGCACAGGCCGGTACCAAACAAGCAAACAAAATGAGGTGAAAGATGAGATTCAAATTCGAAATCACAATGCGCAACGACTTCTGCATCACGGAAGACGATATTCTCGACGCAATCGTTGAATGTATCGGTGTGGATGAAGATGACATTGAAGTAGCTCAGATCGATACGTGCGAATAACATGAATGAAATACTCCGATTAATAGGGATCATGGCGATATTGACGGCGTTTATATGGTTAGCCATAGGAGACGAATGGAATGAATACTGACTACACACTGACGGGAGAGGAACCAGCTAGAGTTGAGAAAGAAGTAGAGCACGTAACTGAAATCATTACTACGTATCCACATGAAGCTGTAAATAAAACTGAGGAAAACTAACAATGAACTGGCCTCAAGCTACTGTCGATATTGCAACCGGATTATTCGCGGTTCTTGTACTTTATATAGTCATGGTTAAAGCCAACTAAACCAAATACCCAATAAAATCAAATAGAAAATTCAGTATGCAGTACGCAAGTGTATGTTCTGGAGTGGAGGCGGCTTCCCTCGCATGGATGCCGCTCGGATGGGAGCCGGTATGGTTTTCAGAAATCGAGCCGTTTCCATGTGAAGTGCTGGCTCAGCGCTTTCCTGGAGTGCCGAACCTTGGCGATATGACGAAAATCGAAGGAGAGAAATATCGTGGAACAGTTGAACTTCTCGTGGGGGGAACGCCGTGTTTCGTGGCAGGAACGATGGTGCTTACACCGTGCGGATACAAGCCGATTGAAAGTCTGAAAATCGGAGATTCCGTTGTAACACACACCGGGGATGTGCGAAGTATAACCGCCATCGGAAGCAAAGAAGCGCAGACCGGGGAAGTAAAAATACTTGGACGGCCATCAATTCGATGCACCGGGAATCACCCGTTTTATTCTATTGAGTTGAAGCGCGACAACAAACGCAATTCATCTACCTACGGCCAAAAAGTAGAATATGGGGAATATGAATTCAAGGCAGTAGAGGATTCAGTCGGACGGTATGCCGGAAGAGTTGCGGCAAAACACATCAACGGGCATATCCCGAACGTCTACAACGCAACGCCAGAAGAAGTGATGGAACTTGCCGGATGGTATCTTGGAGACGGCTACATCAGGCGCTGGGCTGGCGAAAATAAAAAAGAGGTGGTCATTGCCGCCGTATGCAAGCGCAAAATTGAGCAGTTCTCGAAAATATTCAACGGTGCGATTCAATACAGTATTGCAAAAGACGGAAAAATCACCATAACCAATACGGTTCTTGCAGACTGGTTAATTGAGAATTTTGGTGAAAAATCGCAATCCAAAAAACTGCCATACTGGATTTATACCAGCGAACTGAATAACAGATTTATCGCCGGATATGAAAAAACAGACGGAAGTCGCCGCGCCAACGGAAACGTAAGGATTTCAACAACGTCTGCGGCTCTTGCATATGGGATGGCCGACCTTTATGGGAATGCCTCGGTCTACTTCTGCAAAAGAGAAACGCCTCACGTCATAATGGGGCGCAAGGTCTCACAAAGAGATACCTATATCATATATAAAGCAAAAGGAAAAACGGCAAGAACAAAAATGCTCTGCGGAAGATATGCAAGCATCATCAGAGGATGGAACAACGATGGGGCAATTAGAACTGTCTACAATATTACCGTCGATGGCGAACACAGCTATATCGCCAACGGAATCGCCGTTCACAACTGTCAAGGATTCAGCGTCGCGGGAAAGCAGGGCGGCCTCGACGATCCGAGAAGCGCGCTTTGCCTCGCCTATTGCAAACTTCTTGAAACAATGCGTCCCAGATGGTTCGTCTGGGAAAACGTCCCGGGGGTGTTCAGTACCAACGGCGGTGAAGATTTCCGGGCCTTCCTCCGGAAAATTGATGAAATCGGGTATTCTTGCGCATGGCGAGTGCTGGACGCTCAATACGTCCGAGTGGACGGATTCCCTCGTGCCGTTCCTCAGCGACGACGTCGTGTGTTCGTTGTCGGACATCTTGGAGCCGACTGGCGCTATCCCGCCTCGGTACTTTTTGAGCCGGACTGCCTGCCTCGGGATACTCCGCCGCGCCGAAAAACGGGGGCGGGCGTTGCCAGAAGCGCTACGGCAAGCACTGGAGGCGCAAGCGGGAAAGAGCAGCAGCTTGATTTCGTCGGAGGAAACGGAAGGCCGCTGAACGCGATTGAATCAGGGCGTGGATTTTATTCCGAATCAAAAACAGCGCAAACGCTGAAAGCGCAGGAAGACCAGCACCGCAGAAATATTGTTTGCATGGCGACCGGTCAAGGGAACGCGGAATGTCATGAAAATTGCGCGGTCAATTTGACGTGCAATCATGAAGCACCAATTGTCGGCGCGTTTATGCCAGGGCAAGGGGCGAAAGCTGGATCGATCGCATATAGCGAAGATCACGCTCCGGCGCTCCGGGCGGGCGACAGCGGGACCAATAGGGTCCCAGCGGTAATTTGTTATGAAAATCACATGCAAGACAGCCGGGTCAAGGAGTGCGGCGGATGCAGTCCGCAGATCAATGCCAAGGCTGGAACCGGAGGCGGGAATCTGCCGCTGGTGCAAGCGATCGCCATCGCTGAAAACATCATCGGACGGCAGGTTGAAAACGGCGGAAACGGAGTCGGCGCGAAAGAGGAAGTCGCCTACACCCAAAACTGCACCGGTGTGATGGGCGTGAGCCGGAATGAGACGGTTCGCCGCCTGACGCCGGTCGAATGCGAGAGGCTGATGGGATTTCCGGACAACCACACCCGCATTCCGTGGCGCGGCAGGCCGGCGGAGCAATGCCCCGACAGCCCGCGCTACAAGGCTTGCGGAAACAGCATGTGCGTGAATGTCATGCGGTGGATCGGAATGAGAATCGAACTGGTGGAGCGGAAGATAAAAGGAATTGAAATCCAACCGGAGGAGGAGGCGAAATGATCACCAAAGAAATGCTTAACCCACTTGTTGCTGCCATCGTCAACCGGGAATGCGGATCGCGGCAAGCAAGACCGTGAAGCGGTGATTGCTGCGTATCTGGAAATGGCGGCGGTCTGTGTCAACGAATACCGGTCGATGATCAGCAGTGGATCTACCGACTACTATCAAGCCGGGAAGATGCTGTCCAAAGCGGCTTATGCAGTACGACAGGCGTCGAATGCGAAACGGGCAAAAGAAAGGGCCGAGAAATGAGCGATGAACTGAAACCGTTGCTTGATTGCGGATGCGATCAATTCAAGCCGGAGAAGCCGCGCCTGACCAACGGCGACAGGTTCCGAGCGATGAGCGATGATATCCCATTTTAGCAACCTTCCCATCAAGATATAAACACGAAAGAACGAAAAATGAGCAATGAAAAATTCACGCCGGGGCCGTGGAATGTTTTCGACAACGGCCTGATTTTCGTCCAACCGCCGCCCGACAGCGGAACGTTGGTGATAGCCGGGTGCGGAACATCATTTATCGGCGATGGAGGAGAACAGGCGCAATGGCAGATCGACCGCAACCGCGCCGGAGACGGGGAAATGTACCAGTTAAAATACAGAGATCCACCATCAGTCGGATGCGCCTGTAATGTTGGCATGTACGGTTGCGGCTGCCTTGATGACAGGGTGTGTCGTATAGTATTGGAATGGGATCGTTATTGGGGAAATACATTTGATGAGTGATTATTATGAGGTATGCTATGCCATGTGGCTTCGTGGCTTGCCAAGCCCCCCCTATTGACAGCTATGAATACCTGCACTTGTATTGTGGTATGGATGATGAGGCCATTGTCAATCATTTTGAAAAACAGACAAGGGATGCGGAATGGGATCATTATCAGAAAAAGGAAAGCGAGTATTCAAGAAAGGAGCAAGAATGCGTTGCCCGGATGTTGCGGGATGGCTATGATATAGATGATATATTTTGATAACTACTTACTATTTTATAAAATGATAGACAGCAATGAACGAGAGGCATTTATTCTTATTGGAATTACAGTTTTAATTTCAGTAATTATTATTGTTTTAATTTGTTATGGATGTGCGTGTCACGTTGGTTTATGACTAAATAAAGAGGTTGAAAGAGATGATAGATGATGAACATGAAGACGTAAATTTTTATGGGATTACTATTTTGTTTACGTTTTTCATTGTGGTGGCGCTGGTGGGTTGGTTGCTTTGTCGAATGAATATAAGTTAACGATTCTAAAAGTTGGGGGCGAGTGTGTGTACAACACTAACCCGACCCCGCCACAAAAACTCGAGCCGATTTGGTGCTCCTAATAATTAGGGATTCATAACCAAATCGGCTCGTCCTTGATACCCAATTCGATTTTTGATTTTTAACTTATTGCTTAATCCTCCGGTTTACTTGCTTCGATATCGTTTATAGGCGCTGCCGGATCGTTTGATCCCGGTTTTCGGTTTTCGTACACCCGGCAGCCTGTCCGCTTTTTTGATATAATATTTCATACGACCGCCGGACGCAACATCCGGCCCGATAACGATTACTTTCCAGCTTCCGGGGCGGCCGATTCCTTACCGTCCTCCTTACCGGCTCCCTCCCCGGCTTCCGTCCCCTGTTCGGCGGGAATCGGAAAATTGACCTGGCCACGCAAATAGACCAGCGCGGGCGACGGCTCCGGCACCTGGATGTAACTATTGCGAACGGCGGCAATCAGGGCTTGCGATACCGTTCTCGTGGCGGCTAGTGCCATTTCTTCACCCGTTGCATCACGCATGACACGGACGCACGCCCGCGCAAAAGCTTCTACTTCGCCGCGCTGCCCATTGAAAGAAAAACCCTCAAGGCAGACAAGCCGCGCTGCAATTTCGGCCATGGTAAGGGCCTGTGGCTTATTGGCCGCTTTAACCTTTTCGAGCGCCTTAGTAGCGGCCTGAACGGCCGCGGAG